GCGCCTTCCGGGGCCGCGCAGACCCCCCGGGGGGGGGGGGTTGCTGGGGGGTGTTTCCGCAGGTCAGAGGCTTGCGGGCATATGGGCGTTTGCGCAGGTCAGGGCACGTTTCGCGCCTCCAGCTAACTTTCGACCGGTTTTCGATCAGGTGTTCGATCCGCGGGCCTCGGCGCGGGACTTCGGCGCGTGGCATGCCTTGCATAGGGTGCGCATGTTGTCGAGTGTGTCTGTGCCGCCGCGTGATCGGGGTTTGATGTGGTCGGCGTGGAGTTGTCCGCTACCCGCCGGTGCAGTGTGGCCGCAGCTTTGGCAGGTCCAATTGTCGCGCCGGAAGGTGGCTTGCTGCAACCAGTGTGGGACTTTGCGTCCTTGGTGGTTGCCCCAGCGGTGTGTGGTGTGTTGGGGGCATGTGCCGGTTGTGGTGAGTGTGGTGCAGCCTGCGTGTCGGCAGACCTTAGGCGCGCGTGGCATCAGATCGGTTGGGTGTCGGTGGTCCAGGTGTCTCGTCCGCCGTGTTGCCATGCGACGCGGCCTGGTGTTCGTGGTTGGTTGTCGTTTCTGGTGGCGATCATTGGCGTCTCGTCTGCGTGATCGATGAGGCTGGGCCATGTGTAGGCGATGGTGTGGCTTTGGTGGCGTGCCCATGCGCTGATTGCTTCGTCGATGGGTTTGCCGTTGGGCAGGTTGTTGAGCATGTGGGGTACGAGGTCGGCGTGTATGGCGATTCCGACTGCGTGGAGTAGTCGTCGGCAGGTGAGCCAGGATGCTGTGGTGTCAGCAGCTTTGGCGATGCGTTGTTGGTATTCGCGGGGCCGTTCTCGCCCGAGGTAGAGGCTGACCACTGGGCTGGGCGCCACTGCTAGCGCTGCGTCGAGCTGGTCGCGGAAGTTGTTGCACGGTATGGCGTCGTCTTCGAGGACCACGAGCCAGCCTGTGTTGTGGCGGGTGAGGTGTTGCCACACTTTGCGGTGGTTGGCTTCGCATCCGAGTGTGCCGTTGTCGATGCTCATGTATGCGGCGCCCACGGTTTCCATGAGCCGGTGTGCTTGTTCGGCGCGTTTGGTGTGGGCCACGATGCCGATGGTGTTGGTCATCGTGGCCTTATGCGTGTGGTTTTCACGGCGACGGTGGTGTGTGGTGTGAGTCGTGGTGTGATGCTGCCGTAGTCGTATTCGGGGTCGATGGCGATGGAGCATCTGACCCAGCCGCTGGATTGGATTTTCTCGACGGTGCCTTCGTGTTCGAGTCCGTCGAAGTCAACCCATACGTCGTCGCCGGGTTTCATGCTCCGCTCCATTGTCATTTGTGCCGCCACCATGACCAGGTGTTGCGTTCGTTGGTCTTGAAGACCGTCGCCACCTGGGGTCCGTGGATGAGTTGGTCGGCGTGTTTGGTGTAGGCAACGTAGTTGAGTGTCGCCATGTCGCCGATGATTGTTCCCGGGTCGTCGTCTTTGTGCCAGACGCGCCGAAGTTGGTCTTCGTGGTCGGCGGCCATGTCGTGTGCGAATGCCATGACGGTTTCCCGGTCGCCGCCCACGATCCCCGCGTTCAGTAGGGTGCGGTCGGCGTGGGTGTCGATGAACTGTTGCAGGTGTGTGGCTTTGTGGTTGTTGCGCATCCAGTCGATCCCCACAACGGCGGGTTCGTGCCCGATGTACAGCTTCCCGGGTTGCATGTGTTCCCACGGAGGGGTGAGCATTTCGACGTCGGTGCCGTCGACGCACCACACCCATTTGACGTCGGGGTTGGCGCGGAGCCATTGGTAGTACAGGTACCAGCGCGCGAAGTAGGGGTTATCGACTGGGCTGGTGACTCGCTCGAATGACGCCTGCGGGTGGGTGAGTGGGTTGTCGCACAGCACGACGGTTTCACCTCCAGTGATGGAGGTGATCAACGTTTCGAGCAGTTTGACGTCGGGCCGCATGCGTGTGCCGCGTTGCGGGTCTGGCTTGCTCGACAGCAGACAGGTCAGCACGACGTGACGATCCGGCGTGACGAGTGGGATGTAGTGGCTGCTGGTGTAGTGGTGCCGCCTGTACAGGTCGGCGTTGCGGGCGGCGGCGGCTTTGCGTTCCTCGGTCGGGACGGAACGCTTTACTTCCAGGTGCTCGTCCATGGAGTGGATGAGTTTGTTGGAGCCGCATACGTCGCCGTAGCGGAATGTGGTGAGTCCGGCGTTGTAGATGCGGTCGGACCACGATGGGTGTTCCCATCCCCAGCCGCCATAGTCGGGGTCGAGGCCGCCGACGCGTTCGATGACGCTGCGGTGTGCGTAGATCATGCATCCGCGGGCGCCGGTGAGCGCGAAGTGTTGGCCGTCGTCGTAGACCTTTGTGACGTCGTTGAGTTTCCGTCCGCCGGCGAGGTCGGTGAACTGGTACATCAGGTGCGGCTCGGGTGAGTCGATGTAGGGCTGAAACCAGTTGTCGGCGATGGGGTAGCAGTCGTCGTCGAACAGGAAGATGTGTTCGCAGCCGTTGAGGAGTTCGAGGCATTTGTTTTTGGCTCGGGCAATGCCTGCGCGTTGAGTGAATCGGTAGGTCGCTGCTGGGTATGGTTCGTCGCTGGCGTCGTCGACGATGACGAGTTTGGCGTTGGGTGTGTGGCGGCGAATTTTGGCGATTGTCTCGTCGGCGATGGTGTTCCGGTTGCGGGTGGTGACTCCGATTCCGATTGGAGTTCCGTTGGTGGTTTCGGGAACGTATCGGGTTCCGTTGATCACGACGTCGGTCATGTGTGGGCTCAGTTCGTCACTCGTACCATTCGCCGCAGTCTGGGCAGTCGGCGTCGCCGCAGTAGCAGATGTTGCGGTCTGTGGTTCGTCCGGTTTTGCGTTCGCGGTGCCGGTTTCGGTGCGGCTGGGCGGCGTTGGATCTGCGCAGCTCCTGGCGGGCGCGGGCTGCCTCATCCATTGGTGCAGTCCATCGTCCAGCCGTTCTTGCGTGTGGTCACGCGGATTGTGGTGTCCTCGTGTTTCGCCCCGGCCATCGCGAGGGTGGCCGTCTTCGCTAGCGCGGCCATGATCGGCAGCATCCAAGGCTCGTTGGGTCCAGCTTTCTGGACCGCTTGAACATCAGGTGGCGTGGTGGTCCACTGGCCGGGATCGGCGTGCATGAGCACTTTCCCGTCAACTTCGATGTGGATCACTGTTCGACCGCTTTCCGCAAGGCTCGTTTGGGAACGATGACGTCGTTGCTTGTTTTGTCGATGGTGATCGACAGCACAGGCGGGGCTGTGGGTGTGGTTCGGATGTTGATGACGCGGTGCCCGGTCGGTGCGTCGGCCGCTTTCTGGCGCAGCTGTTCTGCTTCTTCGCGTGTGAGGATCACATAGTTTTGTGTGATCGCCGCGGCGAGTGCTTCCGCGACCAGTTTCGGGGTATCGAGGTGCGGTAGGCCTGATTCTTCAGCGAACTGGCCGGCGAGTTCCGGGGGGACACTGATAGGTCGTAGTCCCGGCAGGAGGATCGGGAAGGGTTTGGTGTTTTCGTCGCCGGGGTGAACCAGGTTGTTCAGCGTGCGGTTAAGGAAGTCCGTGAGGTCTGTGAGGCTGCTCATTTGGGATATTCGCCTGCGAGGCCGTCACTGATTCTGTCGGCACACCCTTCGCCACCGATCGTTCCTGCACCGTCCTGCAGATTGATTCGCCACGAGTCAGGATCGATATCGTTGGGTACTCGGCATGCTTTGCCGCAGGGGGCGAAACGGACACGATCACAGGTGTCGCAGACGCGGAGGTGTTTGAGCGGCACGGCAACTACTCCTGGCTGGTGGAGCGGGGAACGCGATCCAACAACTGGTCCAACAGTTTCTCCGCAGCCTCAACAATGCTCGGGTTTCCGTCTTCGCGGGCTAGGCGAACGTTGTGGAGAGCGTCGGTGATGCGGTCGTTGAGGGATCGTGGTGTGGCGAAGGTGGGCAACGGGGGTTCACCTCCCGAAATGCGAAACGCCCCGGTAGGTTCCGGGGCGTTTAACAGGCGAGGAAGTGTGACCTGCGCCTACGGCGACAGCCTAGCACGAATATCGAACCTTGTTTGTCAAATCAGCAAGGTTACGGCGCAATTTTGCCGTTAAGGCAATTGCGACAAACATAGCAACTAAATGCTGTGCTCATGCAATCCGCAGCGAGTTCACGTGCCGCACAAGGTCGGGGCCAATCATGAACCATTCACCAGACACCCTCAGGTGCTTGAACTGGTCATGACGTTTACGTTCCAGCTTCCGGTCCCCCGGTTCGTAGCCCATGCAGTCCTCTGGCTGGCTGAATCACTCCGATGCGGGCCTTGAGGTTTCGGCTGGTACCGATCTTGGCACGGTTTCCCAGTCGCATGTAGTACACGACGTCATCAGTTGCGGCAGTTACACCCATCAGTGTCTTCCGTTCAGTGCAGAACGCCACCATGGATCGTTCGTAGTCGCACCCTGCCGCCTTGCAGACCACAAACCCGTTCGCTAAGTGGGCAAGTAGACCACTGTCCCCACAGCGAGGGCATGGGCCTGGGATGAACTCAGCCTCTGATGGAAGAAGTTCATATGCCTGTTCCATAGCTCTATGGCTGGCGAGCATGAGATTGGCTTCCCGGTAGACAACCATGATGTGCCGCTCACACAACGGCACATGACTGGCTATGTCAGTAAGGGCTGGCGCGTAGCAGTTGGGGTGGCAGCATTCCGCAGCGAGGACGTCGTTGAGATGCACCCGAAAGACCCGGCTCATTCTGCTAATTTTACCTGTTCAGACGTTGTTTTCTTGGAGCGTGGTAGTTGCCTGTGGTGCGCGTCGAGCACATCTCCTAGGCGGTAGAACCGGACTTCTCCGTCGACTGCGCAGGGCCGCAGTCGCTTGCTTTTCACGAGGGTCTGGACCCGACGTTTGTTCAGCCCTGCACCGAGTGCGCCGAGGCGTGGGGCGATCTTTTCTATCTGGCCGGCGGTGAGGATTTGACGGTTGGCCTGGCGGACCCGTTCCGGGTCGATCACGATGTCATCCTCTGGGGGCAAGTCGATCTGCTTGCGGCACTCGTCAATCCGGTGGTGAATTTCAGGCCAGGATTCTTCGGAGCCTTCGATGAGGGCGAGGGCGGTCACGTTGCGTCTCAGCCAGCGGGCCAGAGTGATGTCATCGTTGGATTCGGTGTACGGGGTTTGTCGGGCGTCGCAGGTGAACCTGACCCATTTGATCAGGGCGTTGTGCAGTTCGTCTGCGGCTTCTACTGCGCCGATGTGGAACGGGATGCGCGCCTCAGCTTTCCGCCTTCGAAGTTTCCCGAGTCCGGGTTTTTGTACGCGGGCTTGGCGTGTGATGGTTACGGCGAGGTCCTCGATGAGTGTGGGGATTCCGCCGAGCGCCTCTTGTAGTTTGAGTTGGTCAGCCCTGGGGAGGTGGAAGTCCATGCTCACTTGTCGAACGCCTTCCTGAACATATCTTCTTTCTGTTCCCGACGTTTCTGTTCCCGTAGTTCCTTCTCGCGGTGTTCAAGCCATTCCGCTGCGGCGGCACCGACCTCTGCCGGGACGTCGGCGAGGTGGGCGTAGATGTCTGCTTGGAGTTGGCAGAACGCCCGATACTCGTCGGGGTCTTGAATGGGGCATTTTTTGAGGGTGTTGGTGGCGGCGTTGAGCGCGTCCCACGCCGCGATCCACGCCCCCACACGAGCATCAGACATCAGTGATCCCCTCCTGGTTGGGTTCAGACTGCACAACCGACCCGACATCGCTGGGCAATTCGGTGTTGACCTCTACCCACCACAGTCCAGGCTGCCCAGGTACAGCCTCGCGGCGGACGAGAATGCCGCCGCTATGCGACTGGAACTCAAGCGCATCCTCTAGGCTGTCGTGCTCCTGGATCCACTCGCCCCCGTCTGGACGCGGTTGCTTCAGTGCGTAGACGCTCATTTGTGGTGTCCTTTGCAGTCGGTGGAATGCTCGGTGCGGGGCTGGAAACACGCCGGACAAACAGGGCTCTCAGTGAGGAAACGAGCCTGGGAAGCAAGAATCACGGAGAGGGTCGTCACAGCCACACCACCGCCGCTACGTTGATCAGCATGTGCAGGATGTTGTCCGCGATGAACAGCAGCCACGTAGACAACCACGGCGGCGCATCGGATGGGCTTCCGGTTGGTTCCGACAGAGCGGGTCGCCACTCGCGGGGTGCCAGCTGATTGCGGAACCACACCACGTACCGAGCCAGCCGATAGTGGTCGATCAGGATGTGGCTCACCACAATCACTGCGAGTGCAGCCGGTGACTGGGTGATGAGCAGGAACGGCAGTCCGTAGGTGATTCCGTGGAGGATGGCGGGCAGCCACTGTTTGGTTTTGGCGTTGGCCATCCAGTGGGATTGGATCAGGTAGTCGCCAACCATGTGGGCGAGACCTGTTGTGGCGATTGCGGCGGCGATCCCGCTCATTGCTGGTCCTTTTCGGCTAGTAGTTGGGCGATAGCGATCAACGCGTGAGTCTGGGCTGCTTGGTAATCCCCCGCGGCGGCTTCTTCTTTGGCCCGGTCAATGTGATCAGCAGGAGACACGATCTTGCGGCCGGTCAAAACGGAGGAGCCCAGGCGTCGATGAGGACGTCGAACGCGGCGTTCGCCATACGCCGCCACGGATCCTTTTCCGTCTCGGTCAGGGTGTTCCACGGGAAGATGCGCCCGGAGGATGTTTCCCCGCGGATCGCTTCGGCGACTTTCTCGATCAGGGCGTCACGCTCAGGGGTGCTCATGGTTGGCCTTCCTTGTGGTGCTCGTTGAAGCGTGTGCCTACAAACCACAGGTCACGCTTATAGATGCGGTGGTAGACGCGGTATTCGCGGGGCCTCCCGTCGTCGCACGGAATCATCTCCATGGGTGCTGCCGCGCTGCTCGTGGTCCACCACAGATCCCATTCATGGATCATCGGGCGGTAGCGGCCGATCAACTGCCACGCGAACAGCGGTCCGTCTGCGAGGCAGATGTAGGGCGGTTTCCATAGCCGGTCCGAGGAGAGTGATCCTGGTCGTAGGCCGTATCGGTTGATCTGTCCGCGGCGGGATTTGGGTGCCCAGTGGTACAGAGCGAAGCTGTCATCGCTCATGGTTTTCCTTTCGTGAGCCATTCCGCCCACCCCTGATCCACCACGGGCCGTGGGGGTGTGGTGTCCGGGATGATGTGAATATCCGTATGCCCCGACCGACGCTGATGAGCATCAGCCTTGTCCCTGCCGCAGTCTTCGCACGGCTGGTCCCAGACACGGTTGCACTCCCGGCAATGAACCTGAATCACGCGATCGCCTCCCGCATGCAGTCGGTGCACCGCGTCAACCCACACATCGGGAATGCAGCATTGGTGGTCCAACCCAACGTCTTTCCGCACCTATCGCAGTCCAAGACATAGAACCGATCGCTCACGCCTCGCCCCATCCCGACACCCAGCGGGCCTCGTGCTCAATTCGGACAAGCGGAGAGTCGACCTCCGGGTCGTGGCTCCGGGGTGGCCAGCGGTGTCCGGATTCCTCCACGGGAACCCATTGCTCTTCACGGGTGAGTCCTCCGAGGGCTTTGTCGATTTCCTCGGCCACGTGCGCCCGCTTGACTCGCTCGATCTCTCGGCGAACTTCCGAGTCATCCAGATCGAAGTCTTCCGAACGCCACCCGCATTCGAGGCAGCACCACCACTCGACCCGCTCGCCTCGCCCCATGCGCATGCCCTCTTCGAGGCGGTGCTTGCCCATCACGTCGGAGATGAGGTTTTGGGCTTCGCTGCTCATGCTTCCTCCAAAGAGTCCGTAGGGATGTAGAGCACGCGGGCGGGAAGGAAGTCGATAAGGTCCCCTGGCAGGCTCTCGTCTTGGTCATCGTTGGCCCAATACCAGGTACCCCTACTCGTCTTCTGCAGGGTTCCTCCGTCGTGGGTGAGAATTATGGAATCCTCTGGGAGCCATTCGAGATCAGCAGTAGTCTCAACCCCCCTGGGGCGAAGACGCTCAACCTCGGCTACCAATTCGGCGAGCAGCCGGTAGGACCGGCCCGGTGCGACCGCGACCCGAGACCCCTTCGCCACTTCGTAGTCGACCAGCGCAGCCTTGGCGCGCTCAACAACATCACTCATCAGGTATCTCCATCCAGTGGGTAACGAATCGGGTTGCAGGCTCTGGCACGCCCAGCTCGAAGATGCTCTCGATTACGCGGGTTTCCCGCCTGAGTCCTCCGAGGGCTCTGTCGATCTCGGCGGCGACGTGGGCCTCGAAATCGTCGAGCGAACCGTCGCGGAAATCACATTCACCCACCCGCGTACCCTGGCAGTGGGAGTGTCCAGTTTCCAGGTTTAACGTCCGCCGGTGTCGGCGCTGAACCGCGATCATGATCTTCTGCGCGTCCCCGCTCATGCTTCCTCCCCTGTAGCCCGGATGACGAACAGCCACCGGTGGGCTTGCCGCGCCCAGTCGGACCTAGCCTCTTCGGATAACCGATCCCAGCGGGAACCGTCGCAGCCCGACCAGACCCACGCGTTGTAATAGGCGCGGGCAAGCTCTGACTTCAGGCATTCCCCCGTCAACTTCCCGCCCACCATCGACTCTCCGCAGAACGGGTGCGCGGGATCGTCAGGGCCGTGATTGTGAACAGCCATCATTCCTCCATCAAATCTGCGTGGCCGTCGATGAAATCCCGGATATCACAGGCCACCTCGTAGCCTGGATCGCGTTCCGGAACGCTGTTGCAGAACTCGCGGATACGGGCAAGCTTCTCTTGGTTGTTCATTCGTCGCCTTTCTCCAGCACATCGAGAACCCGTTCCAGAACAGTTGTGGACTGCTTGAAATCCCCGAACCCATCCGGCCGGATACCGTGATCAAGGATCGCCTGCGCCACCACTTTCCGATGCTGGGCCGCGTGCCAATCCTCCGGCGCCCAAACCTTGCGGGCGCTTCCCGAGTATTCGGTTTTCTGCACCCCGGTCTCGACATCGAAAGCGGTCCGGCCGTCACCGTGCAGGTACAGGTACTTGCGGCCGACTTTGGCTACCTTGTCCTCCCACGTTTTTTCCCCGTACCGGGACTCGTTGTAGGAGGCTTCGACGATCACGGTGTCGCCGACTTTGAACTTGCTCATTCGTCGCCTTTCGGTTCTCGGTTTCTGTCTGTGAGCCGCCCGAAGTGGATGACCCGACCGGGCAGCGGCTTCCCCGGCAAAATCGTGTTGCTGCAGGGTTTGCCTTTGGGGGCTTTGCAGATGTCACACGACCGCGCAGCCTGGGCGGCCTGGACACGAGGATCATCCGCAGACGACACAAACATCGTCATCGGGACTCCTGCCAGCCGAGGAAATACTCGATATGCGCAGTGATGTCCGTGGCCCACCGCATCGCCTCATCCCACGACTCGAAAACACCCGACCACTGGCCCTCCGGGTTGAACACATCCCAGACGCGGTACGTGTAGAGGCTGCCGTCACGCTTCCGGGCCATACGGACGACCCACATGCCGGTCATGCGTCATCTCCTGGTGTCGATTCCTGGGGCTGTGCGCCACGTGGAGCGACTTTCAGGGCCTCCGTGGTGTCACTGGACCCGGAACCGCCAGAACGGCTGTCAGAGGTCCTGTGAACCGTCGCCCCCCGCCAGTCCCTCACAGTGACCCCGCCTTTCGGACATTCGGGTGATCACACTTCTTGACCGCATCATCGATCTCGATATCCCCGAACTCATCACACAACGAGCAGGCATCAATGGCGGCCTGCCTAGCCTCGGCCTGCCGGCGGCGTTGCTCAGCCTCCAGCCGCTTGAAGTAATCCGGGTGCTCCTTGTCCCACTTGCGTCGCTTCATGCACGGGATGCAGTTGGTGGTCTCTGAGTTCGTTTCATGGTAAGGGCATTCGGGGCGGGGGGAATCAACGTTCGCGTCTACTGACGTAACCCCCCTACTAGAAGTAACCAAAGGAATAAGGGTCGGGTCGGGTCGGGTCGGGTCGGGGTAGCGGGACTCCCCCATGCTGTCCCCGGTGGACAGTAAATCCGTGTCCACCACCATGTCCCCGGTGGACACCTGCCCATCCTGAGCCACATAGTCGCGGCCCTTTTTCCCAGCTCTCCAGGTGGATTTCTTCTTTGCCTCACGCCTTCGCCGCGCCTCATTTTCAGCCTTGGTTTTCTGCCATTTCTCCCAGTTGGCAAACACGATTTCGCGAGATTTTGGTTGAAATTTTCTCGTTGTATCAACCGTTGTCTCATCCTTGTATTGCGTGTTGTCGCAACCCTGTTTCTGCCAAAGTCCTGCTTGTTCTTGCAGCGCGCGAATGAGTCTCGGCGTGCCGCCGAACCCCTTCACAACATCGAGAGGGACGTGTCCGTCCGTCTCTTCTTTCGCCGACCAGGCACCGCAACGAACCCACAACCCGACGGCCTCGTTGCGGATCCTGGAGTCGAGTTGCATCACCGGCTTACTGTCAGCGAACGCGTCATCCACGTAGAACCAAGGCACCGGTCACTCCTCCGTTTCGTATCGCGGGCAATCAGGGTGATGGTTCTGCGTTTTCGGGTGCCATCCACACAATTCGCAGCGCCGCATCGCGATCAGCTCGCGGCGGCTGAACAGCAGGCGGATCCTCGGGTCACTCATGATGCGGCGTCTCCGAAGTCGAACCCGACCTCGATTGGTTTCGACAACCGGGCGACGATCAGCGGCAGATAGTCCGCCTCGCGCTCGATCGTGATGCAACGCTTGTGCTCGTGAATGCACGCCTCGGCGGTCGTGCCGGACCCGGCGAACGGGTCGAGAACCACACCGTTCGGCGGTGTCACGAGCCGCACGAGCCAACGCATCAGGTCCAGAGGCTTGACGGTGTTATGCGCAACCTTGTTGCCGTCTTCGTTGACGTAGCCGGGGCGCTCCATGGCGGGAGCCTTGGCCTGATACTTGAACACGGGGAAGAACCGAGATCCACCGCCGCCACCGCCATACCCGCCATCGCGGGTGTCGTTCTTGCGTGCACCGTAGATCTCGTTGGTGTGTGCAGAGCCATCACGGTTCCTGCCGACGTGCGTGCCGTCGCGCTGGTAGCCCGTCTGCGCGTCGAGCTCGGCAGCCTGCGCCTCGTCGAGCACCACGTTCGTCGGCCAGCGGCCAGCAGGTTCCGCAGATTCATCCGCATGAAAAGTCGCCCCCGACTGGCTCTTTCCAGCATCACCATGCCCGAGACACTTCCCGTCGGCATTGCGATTCCCGCAGTGCGTCCCCCCGCCGCTCGTGCCGATGCGGCAGGCGTCGATGTTCAACGCCCCCGTACCGTGCTCCAGCACATTCGCAGCCACCGTGCCCACGAGAGGCTTACGCGCGACCACGATCGGCTCAAACGCGGTGTTACGTCCTCCCGCGCCCTGGGGTGAGGGCTGCGTGCTTGCGGTAGCACTCTCGGGAGCAGAAAGCGCGAGGGTTGCGCGCGACCTGAGAACGGTAGCGGCGAACAGGCTGTCCACAGCCGAAGCAGTCGAGGACGAGGTGAGTCGAGGGGTCGGGCTGTCCGGGGTGCTCGTGACCGTGAGCGACGCGATCGAGGACCACAAGGTTCGCAGGTCGGTTGTCAGACTTGACGCCGTTGACGTGGTGGACGTGCTCGTCAGGTCGTAGAGCTCGTCCCAGCACGCCCTCCATGACGTGACGGTGTTCCAGCACGTCTCGCCCTCCAACTCGAACGCTGACGTATCCGTCGCTGCGGACGAACCGGCCGCCGCGCCAGTTGGGGTTGTCCTCGCCTGCTCGCCCTCGTGCGGGGTTGCTGCACTCTCGGGAGCAGAATCGGCCCTCACCTCTTGCGAGTCGGCTGGGGTAGGTGCGGAACTCCTTGCCGCACCGTTCGCAGGTGGTCTGCACTCGTCCTCCAGTCGCGTGATGTGTGAACCTATCGCGTCTAGAATATCAGTAACGCCATACGGTTTCACGGCAACGCACACTGGTTCATAGCTTGGTTTCAGCGCGGTACCCCATCCCTGCCACTGCTTCGCGGCATCAGTCGCCGGGGCGGTGATCTGAGATGCCTTCAACCGTGCATCAGGATCGACGTGTAGACCGTGCCCACTGCCCAGAACACCATTCGTCTTTCCGGGTTCGCTGAGGTGATAGCCGGGTCGGTCCAACTTGCTGCCGACCACTTCACGCTCAGCACCAGCGGCCTTGTCGATGGCCTTGGACACGTCGAGCGACTTGGGAAACCCGCTGCCGTTCAGCCAGGCGATGGAGTCGCGAATCTCGAAGCCCGCGTCCTCGATGGCCACGGTCATCCGGTGCCAGGTGCGGGAGCCGCCGAAGGCCAACAAATGCCCACCCGGCTTGAGGACCCGCAGACATTGCTCCCACATCTCGACGTCGAAGGCGATACCCGAGCCGTCCCACTTCTTGCCCATGAACTCCAGCTCGTAGGGTGGGTCGCAAACCACGGCGTCGACGCTGCGATCGGGCAGCTCGGCGAGCACGTCGAGCGCGTCCCCGTGGTAGAGCGTCACCTGATCGTCTTGGTAGTACGGGTGGTTCATTCGTCGCCCTTCGTCGTCCTCGGGCGGTTCGTATCCGGGGCAGGTGCAGGGGCACCGGCCGTCGTGGTGCGGGCAGCCGCATATAGCGCGCAATCAGGCATTGGGGTTCCTCGTGGTGTCGGGGTGGAATTCGTCAAGACCGGTCGGCTCATAGCAGTCGCCGGGGTTGTGCGGGTCGAACAGCGTCAGCGGCACGAGGCCGCGGGCCTGCAGCAGTTGGCGGTGCACGGTTTCGGGGCTACGCATCGAGCGCGCCCTCCTCGATGTCGACGACGTGGCCGCGCTGGTGCTCGTGCAGGTCGACGGTCATCTTGAGCACGCGGCCGGTGAGGTTCCAGGTTCGTGGGCAGTCACAGCACCGAGCGGTTACCGGCGCAGCGGCCTCGGCGGCGTCGACCACGCGGTCGACGACCTGCCACGTCAGCCCGACAGCCTCAGCGACAGCCTCAGCGACAGCCTCAGCGATCGCGTCGCGGTCTGCGTCGCGCGCGGCGTCACGGGCCTGCGGCGCAGCGGCTCTCGCGCGCGTGATCACCTTGTAGGTCCACCACACCGACAGGCACACCGGCGAACAGAAGTGATTGCGGTCGCCCCGAGCGCTGATGCGCACCGATCCCTCGATCGGCGCCATGCACGAGTCGCACGTGTAGGTGATCACTTCTCGGACTCCAGTGCTGCGGCGAGCATCGCGGCGGCGTCGCGGCGCAGCGTCTCTGGGTCAAACGGCGTATCGCCGATGTAGATCAGCGGGAACTCGGTGCCTCGCGCTGTTGTGTCGACGCGGATATCGCCACAGTCGCCGTAATGGACCTGCCCGTCGTCGGGCGGGGCAAAGTACAACTCCGCGCCAGGGAATGTGGTGGGGACCTCGCCAAGGATGCTGGGCTGGGGCAGCTCGACGACCGCGATTCGCGCCAGCTTCAGCGCGTCGAGGATGTTGCCCGCCACGGCGTAACGCACATCGGCGGGCGGTCGCATCCCGATAGCGTTCGCGATCGTCGTCTCGATGCGGTCACTCATCGTTCCTCCTGTCGGGGTTGTGGTTTCAGCGCGGGCGGGATCGGCGTGCGCGGCCGTCCCCAGGCGGATCGGTGGTAGCGGCGGCGATTGCGCCAGGCGGCGAGTTCGGCGGCATCCATCGGATCTACCTGCTGTCCAAGTCGAGGCCGTCCTCTGTCGCGTTCATGCTGAAGGCACCTTCCCCGCAGCGCGAAGCACTTTCATCACCCACCGGGCGTCTTCGATCGCGTTGTGCTCGGTGCCGTCCTGCTCTGGCTTCTCGAAGTCGGCCATGGTTTCGAGCAGCTGCTGCAGGTCATGGGTGAACATCGGGAGCCCCTTGGGCAGTGAGATCATTCGGCCCCACAGCTGCGCCAGGACCACATGGTCGTAGGCCGCGTAGTTCGCCCAGAGTTGCGGCGGGTCGACGGCCAGCAGGAATTCGCGGACCTCGTTCGCGATAACCCACTTCGGCTTCACCAGCGTCGACTTGGTATCGAGCGACCAGACCCACCGGCCAGTGTCGGACTTGTAGGGGTTGACGCCGCGATACCCCTTACCGGACAGCGGCAGATGCGGAACCACGTTCTGGCAGAGCCAGTCGTCCTTGGCGATTCGCTTGTGGTCCATGTCGCTGTTGACGGCGTAGTACTCGCGGCCGTCCTCACAGACGATGCCAATCGAGATCAGCTCGATCGTGCGGCCGTCTTCGAGAAACTCGGTGTCATAGGCGTAAATCGGTCGGCTCATAGCAGGGTCATCTCCGTCTGGTCGTCGAACTTGCGGCATCGCGTCACCGGGTTCCCGTGAACCCAATGGGCACGTCAGGCAAGATGGTCGTTCTCCTCTTCTGCGCCTTCGAATCCGGGGCACAAACAGATCGTGTAGGTGTTCATGTCGTCCCGGTTGACACCCATGCGGACCCGGCACTGGGGGGCATGAGAAGACCTCGGGTGGTCACACAACAGGCACGTCATGAGATTCCTCAACGTGTGCTCGGTGGTCGGCGAGGGCGTGGTGTCGGCGAATGAATCTTTGGGCGTCGTCGGTGGTGGTGAATTCGGCGGTCACCGTCCGGCCTTGGGTGCGGGCGCATTCCGCGCAAGCAACGGTGATCATGCGGTGGCCTCCAGGATCATCCGGCCGATGTGCTCTGCGACCTGGGGGACGACAGCGTTTCCGAAGGCTTGGATGGGATCTCGCACCATTCCACGGGGAATCCCATAAGCCACGCGAGCCACGTCGGGTTCGGCCGACCACTGCCCCCGTAGATGCGTCGCAACTGGTTGCAGATGGATTCCCCTTCGCGTTTTGTGTATCCCTTGTAATCCCTCGCCACGGGCGTGCGCCACGACGTACACGCGGCGACGTCGGTGTGGGGCACCCACGGAGCACGCTGTGACAATTGACCATTCCGCATCGAACCCGAGTTGGTGAAGGTCACCGAGCACCCATCCGAAAGCGACGGAATCTCGAATGAGAGCTGCAACGTTTTCCAGGACGACGTATCTCGGTCCCACGTGGCGTATGACTCGTGCCATGTCTGGCCACATCCATCGCTCGTCGTTGATGCCTTGTTGCTGTCCTGCAACAGAGAACGGCTGGCAGGGAAATCCTCCACAGATGAGGTCAACTCGGGGCCTTTCTTCGCTTTCCCACCACTCAACGGTGGTGCGTACATCGTCATGTCGGGGGACGTGCGGCCAGTGTTTGGCGAGGATCTGTCGGCAGTAAGGGTTGATTTCGACCTGTCCTACGACAGTCATGCCGGCGCGTTCCAAACCCAGTTCGAGTCCGCCGATGCCTGAGAACAGGGACAGGACGTTCATGGGACCTGCCAGTTGATGGTGTCGCCTTGCTGGAGAATCTGTTCCAGGTATTTGACGACGGTGACGGTGGAGTTGAAGCATTTCGGTGGTTCGGTTCCACCGGTGACGATGTAGTGGGGCCACGTCCCAGAAACCGTGTACATCACCTGAACAGCCCCTTCACGAGGAAGTACGCCAGCGACGGGGGTCCGGTGAATGCGAGGACGATGTAGGCGATCGCTTCGAGTTGTTCTGGTGTGAGGTTCACTGAAATCGCACTCCCGCTCCCTTGCCGAACGCTTCGCCGTTCCCTCCACCACCGACGGAAACACCACCGACGGAAACACCACCGCCACCGCCACCGCCACCGCCTCCAGCGGCGACAGCGAAGCTATGCCAGTTGATGAGTACTGACTGGACTCGTTCGCCGTTGCGGTCGTGGTAGCGGAACACGACCATGCCGTGGGTGTGGGTGATGAATCGGCGGGCCGCTTTCCTGGCGTCGCGCCTCCTGCTGTACATCTCAGAAGTGAGAATCACCTGACCGTTCGAAGAGGCCACCGTCCACCAGAACGTGCCCTTCTCCAAGTCCTCTTTCTGATCCACATAAAACACAGGACGGTTCATTGTGTTGCCTCCACAGGGTTAGGGATTCGGTAAACAAACCCGTCGTCGTCGAGCAGCACCCATTGGCCGCGGTACAGGACGGGAATCTCGATAGGTGATTGGGTTTGACGAACAAGCCACCCGTGCTCGAATGCTTGCGCCCGATAGGACTCCGCCCAACGATGACAAGCACCACAAGCCCACAGCCCGTTGGACGCCACGTTGGTGTCGTCGCGGCGAGATCCGCCGAGACCACGGGGCCTGCGATGGTGTGCAGTAGCGTCTGAGGCGTACTCGTTGCAGCGTTCACAACGACCGTGAGCACGAGACCAGATCAGTTCCTTGACTTCCGGGGGAAACCCCGTGAACCGGCGGCTCATGATGCTTCCGCCTGCCTGGCTTCCAACACCTGCGCCCGGGCCGCCAACGCCTCCTGAACCGTAGGACCATCAGCGACCCCAACATTCAACAACTCACCGGCCTTCGCGTCCCGCCACAACCCGGTCAACACATCCCGAGACTCTGCAGCCGCGATCAAATCCATCAGCTCCAGCACCCGATCCTGAACCGACTCCAACTCCCGCACATGGGCGGTCTTCGGGTCGCACTTGAGAATGTCGAACACCAGTTGTTCCAGCGTCAAATCCGGGACGCGGCGGGGCTTGTCTTCGCCTGGAATGATGCCGGCGTGGACCGAACGGGCACCGATGATCTGCGGATGCTCACCCCGGTTCAACCTCACCCACACTGAGGCGTCGAACGCCAGATTCTTCTGCCCCTCAACCTTCCACGTCCGCTGCGAGGTAGGTTTCCCGTTCTCCATCGCCACCTGATCAGCACCACGGGCGATCATGACCACGATCCCGGGGAACCGCATCAACACCCGCATGAGTTCTTTGTGTCGGGCAGTGGCTAGATTCCACAGATCGGTGGTGATCTGAATTTCCGCCTCGGGATCCTTCTCCAGTTTTTTGCGGTTCGACTCGCGCCTTCGGGCTTTTGTGTCGACCCACTCTTTGAGGTCGTCCCATTCGGCGGTCATCGAGTCGATCACCAGCACAACGGGTTTCTCCCCGGCGTCGATGGCACGCTGGGCTTCGTCTCGGGCGGCGCGGACTTGCTCCATAATGGAGGTCCATGTGCCGTCGTGTTCGATGACTTCGTAGCGGGCACCGGGGATTGCCCCGTACTCGTCGGCGGCACCTTCAGCCCAGTCGATCCACAAGGTGCGGCCGACCCTGTCCGAAGATGAGAGGACCGCTGCGGCCCACGATTTGCCGGCCTTCTCTCCACCTTCGACGAGGATGAGCGGCCATGGGACAGCGCCGGTTGGGGGACGGGTTTTGAGGGTCATTGTTCGATCTCCTTCAACCCGGACACCCCGAGAGCACCCCGAGCCAACAAACCAGCGATCGTCACATCCGAGTCATCCGACAACTTCACAATGGGATACGGGTCACCCTCAACAACATCGATCAGCCCATCGATCACAACCCCATCGACGTCAACGAACGCGCCCTTCTTCGCTGCGTCGTCCAGGAGTTGTTTGAGGAATGCGGGTCGTACGCGTTCTTCGACTTCGATTTCGGTGGGGTAGTTCGCTTTCACGTAGGCGAGCAGTGCTGTTTCGGATGTGACTTTGGCGGTTTTTCGGCCTTTCGCCATCGACACGTGTCCGATGACTTGTCCGGCGACGACGGCGGCTTTCCGCTCCCCCGCCAGTAACCCGAGTTGTTGTTTGGCTTCTGCTTTCCATTGCTTTAGCCGGTCTTCCAACCATTTGCAGAGGGCGAGTGTGGCAGTCGGGTCACTCATTCGGTCACCTCCGCAGCAGCAGCGGCGGCAGCGGCCATCGCGGCGTCCAACGTTTCCTCATACCCCCACGCCAAAACCCGCGCACACGTGTTGTCCTCAACAGACCAACGGAAATCACCCGCCACATCGGACGGATTGATCCACGCGTTGCGCCGATCACCGGGCAGTACCGCACGCCACCTACCGGGGCCAACAAAACCGGTGAACCACTCCCACGTGAGTTTTTGGGTTTCGCTACTCACGAGAGTCGCCTCGATACGGGTCTGATCACTCATCGTCAGCCTCCGGTTTCGTTGCGTCATGAACGGCTTGGTGGATCACGTCAGCCACCTCTTTGTCGGTGAGCAGGCCCTTGCTTCGGAGGAAATCAGCGGCTTTCGTTCGCTGCAACAGTTTTTCGGCGCGGTCGCTCATTCTGTCCACCTGTCCGCCAGCCGGTCCAACGATCCGATCACCGCATCAACCCGAGACAACGCCTTGTTTACAACCTCCAGGTTGAGTTCCAGTGCTTCACGGTCCAGGAACGGCAACTGCGGCCCCTCCGACAACAGCTCATGCAAAGCACACCTCGCGTCATCAAGTGCGGCTGCGCCGGCTTTCGCGTCATCCCTCGCAGTGATGACCCTCGTATCAGTGATCATTCGTCTTCCTTGTCTTGGTATTTGGAGCAGCGGCAGCGTTCATGCCCAGCAGGGCCGTGATAGTTGGTGGCTTCACAACTGGTGTCCCACACTTGGCGGAACCGATCCCACGCATACCTGTGCCAGGACCGGTTGTGCCCACACCTGCACATCACGACGCCTCCAGCCGACGGAACTTCTTCAGCAACGCGGTGAACTCAGCAGCCTGCCTCTTGGTCCACCCCCGCCCAGGAAAGTGCTTCTCAATGGTGGTGCTGGACACCCCCAATGTGCGGGCAACCTCCTGGTAGGGGGCGCCGTCCTCGAGGAGGTATTCGGCGAACTCCAGCTGGTCTGCGGTGAGTGGGGTGAACCTGTCAGGGTTCATCACCCGCGCATCCGCTGCGGTCCTCACACGAGTAACCGTGCGTGGTGAGCACCCCACAACCTCGCCGATGTGTTTGGCGGAGAACCCGTCACGAGTCATCGCCAGCACCGTTTTCACCTGCTCAGGGGTGAGCCTGTTTCCGTTGCTCATGCGACCTGCTCCACTTCCTCAGTGATCCACGCGAACGGATCCTCCACATCAGGGATGCCAGCCAACGCGGCCATGAGTAGTTGGGTGCGCTGGTCCTCGGGAAGCTTGGTGAGGTAGTCCCACACGCCGATGGAGTCGCCGACACGGATACGCCTGGACAGCCACACAACGGTTGCGGCGGTTTGCGATTCCCAATCAGCTGCCACCGACTGGCCCGACATAGGGCATTCCTGCAGCAGCTTGTCCGGGTGTGCTTCCACAATCCCGGTGTGGATCACCCACGCGGCTTGACCACACAGGGGGCACTGCTGCTGTTCTGCGTCGGCCAAGTCGGCACGATCACGTTCGATGGTTCTGACTGTGCAAAACGATCGCCGAGCCAACTCATCCTCGGGGAGGTTCGGGCGGCGACGCACCAACATTCGACGCTCATCGGTGTTGAGCCGCATCGGTGTTCCGTTGGAGGCGCACTCGACAGCGAACCAGTCGATGTTCATGCTCCCCGCCTCTGCTGCTGACGAGCCAACGCATAGGCACGGTTCTTGCATTTCGTGGAGCAATACTTGGCGCGGCGGTGTTTCGGTGTGAAGTCGCTACCGCAGATCGCGCAAGGCATCATTTTGCGTTGGTTCACCGGGGTCATTTCTCCACGCCTGATAGCGCGTCGTTCCTTCTCCGTGAACCCACCCCAAATACCCCAGCCCTCATTGTTTTCCAGGGCGTATTCGAGGCAGCGTGCTTGTGCGGGGCATTTCCAGCAGGTTTCTTTGGCGTCGTCGTTGCGGATCCCTTTCTCGGGGAACCACGCCTCCGGGTCGACCTGTGTGCAGATCGCGCCGCGGCGCCAGTCTTCGGTGTGAACTTCAGCCAACCGGATGAACGGGGAATTCGGCATCACACCCACCCCGTGCCGTTCAAATGTTCAGGGCAGAACGATGCGGTGGCGGCACCCACGAAATACCCTGAGTCATACAGGTCCAGGTTGGAGTTGTTGTACACGAAGACTGAGGCTTCGTACATGGTGTATCCGGTGTCGAGGACGTCGCAGACGGCTTTGCCGGCGTTGATGACGGCGGGTTTGGAGCTGTAGGTGATGCCTTCGGAGTCGAGTGCCATGACGAATGCGTCGGATGTGATGTCTGCTTTGGCTTCTGGTGCGGCGAGTCCGGGGCCGATGATGCCCGCGGCGATCAACAGGGGCATGGTCCACCAGTACCGCCAGGACTTCTCGTTGCGCCTCATGCTGCGTCTCCCTCGGTGAGGTAGTCACGCAACAACCCGACAACAGCGTCGCCGTTCATCTGCTCCCAGATCGTCGGCTCGTTCTCCCAATGGTGCGGCGGCAGGAACGGGCGGAACCACGACACACTCTCCGTGTGGATCAACACCAACTCCGCCAGGTCCTCCAGTTCCTTCAAGAGGTCGAGGTCAGCCATGGGGGGGTTGGTGGTGACGGGGAGGTCGGACCAGTTGGTTTGGTGGTGGTCCCACCATGCGGGTTTAGAATCTGGGGTTAGCATCGGAAGCGTCCTTTCTTTGGTTGTGTTGTTTCCGGTGTTAGGGCCGTCGTCCCGCGCAATGGGGCGGCGGCCCGCCTTTACTTCGGGGTGATGCGGTAGATCTCCAGCAGTGACTGGGCGACAACGCCGGGGTTCACCCCGGACGCGCCGGGCGCGGTCGTGAAGTAACGCAGATGGCGTTCCAACTCGGCGGCCGTCGCATGCTGTTGCCTCATGGCGGCGAGTTCTTCCGCGGTCGCAGAATCCAGGAACTCCCCCAACTCCATGAACTCGTCGAGCTGTTCGGCTTCCTCAGCCTCATCGCAGCCGCCGCCGGCATTGCCGCGGACAGAGGCGAATCCGGGTTCGTGGACTTCTTCCTCAGCCTCCGCAGCCGCAAGACCATCCGCGTAGTCCAGGCCGAAATCCCGACCCAACGCATTGCTCATGTCCTGACGCTCAAGCTTGGCCAGCCACGGATCCACCACAGCACCCACCAAGGCGAGTCCGTCATGAATCACGTTGTTAAACCTGGCATTCAAACGCTCAACAAGATTCACCACTTGCTCCAACTCGGTCCGAAGGGGTGGGAATATCCCCACAGGAAGCACGCCATGGTCGGTCGGCTGTCGTACAAGCCGTCCCAGAACGCACGCGGGGCCATCAGCAGAACCACCTGGGGAACCTGAGCGGCAACGACAACGGCCACGAGAATCCAGAGCAGACCACTCACGCTGTCTCCCCCAGTTCTTGTAGCCGGCACCTCAACCGCGCGTTTTCTTCACGCAACGCCTCCAACTCCGCCGCTTCCCTCATCTGCTTTGCGTCGAACTCCGCCAACGCTTTCCACAACCCCGACGGACGAGTCACTTCACCCGACAGTTGGCACACACTCCGATGCTTAGGAGCAGACGTACTCACCGGTCCTCCATGGTTTGTTTGTCTTCCGCCAGTTCGACGGGATGGCACGGCCCTTTATGTCCCCACGGCCGCCGACAGCCACCCGTCTGATCTGACGGACCGAAGTTTTTACCCCACGGCGCGGGAAGCATTCCGTTGCAGATCACTCGCCCACCGCCGCCGGGGTGTAGAGCACGCGGGCGGGGAGTCGGATTGCGAAGGGCATCACGAGGCCAGCACTGCCGTCCTCGTGAAGGCAGTCCCATCCACCGCGGAGACGCTCGAATACCTCACCGATGTCCGACCGGACTAGTGAGCGGATCGGCAGCGCGTCGAGTTGTTCGACGGTCTCAATCACCCTGGGGCGCAGGCGCTCAACCTCGTCGCGCAGCTCGACAAGCAGATTGGATTCCGAGATTTCCAGCCCCAGCTTCTCTGCCCGCAGCCGCTCAACCTCAGCGACAAGTTCGGCGACAGTCTCAGGCGCACGCCGATACGCGTCCTCTGCCGCAGTCATGCCAGTGAGAACCTCGATCTCCACACACGGAGTGCGGTCCCACAGCTCCATATCGGCCTTGGCCCGCTCAACAAACATCACTCATCGCTCCAGCTCCTCAGAGGTGTAGATCAGCTTGGCGGTATCGCAGGGCCAACGGTGTCTACACTCGCTGCACTCTTCGACAGAATCGCCGTGCTCATCGATTGGGTGGTGTAGTTCGCGGATCGGCTCCAACGCCTCGCGGGCAGCGGCGAGAGGGACAGAGCGAACAACCAGCGGAATGTCTTTTGGAACGGGATACCATTCCCACGCACGCGCTGCGGCTTCTACTGCGGGATCAGGCATCCTCCACCCGCTTCCACCGGCCATCAGTGAGGATGGCGTAGGCAGTGGTTCGGGCCACGCTGACAATGAGACTCGCCAATTCATCTACCTGGCCGTCTTTCCTGAACGCGGCTTCCATGCGATCAGCGCGGACGCGCAGGTCGGCAACGGTCAAGTCGAAGTCCGGATAAATGCGCTCGATCAAATCGGCGGCTTTGCGGAAATCGTCAGCGGTATAAGTCATGACGCCAGCCTCCGCCGCGACCGCGCCGACAACCCATCAACCAACGACACCGGTTCAACCGGCTCCTGATGGGCTACAGACGGGCCACCCGAAAGCCACTGCTCAATATGGGCGTCCGTCATCACCCACACACTCCGCGACAGCTGCTTCCCCGGAATCTCACCCTTCTTGAGTCGGCGTTTCATCCACCGGTACCGGTCCTTCATATGAGGCAGGTACTTGTCTGCTACCTGCTCTATGGGGTACACCTCGATCATTTCGGCTCACCCTCTTTCGGTTTCGACACAAAAAGTGGTTTCTTCGGCTTCGGAAAGTGCTGCACCTTCGGGCGCGGGCGAGAATGAAACGTCATCGCGTCTCCCTCATCGCGTTTCGGATGATGGTCAGCTGGTCGATCAGATCCGTGAGTTCGTCGGCGTCCAGGAGAACGTCACCATTGCGGTATCCATCACCGACGTACAAGTAGGCCAATTCGGATCCGTTGTTTTCCCCGAGTCCAACGGTCACACCACCATGGCCTCTCTTGAGGATCTGGATGGGCTCTGCATAGAAAGAGAACGTCATGACGCTGCCGCCAACCTTGAGAACCAGCCCGGAAGCTTCCCACCACCACGGCCCTGGTTGTAGGTCTCGACAGTCGCGGCGGCCACACCTTGCGGAGCTGACACCCCATGCGCACTCTTGATCTGCTCAGCACGACCAAGCAACCCGTTAACGCCACCGTGCTTTCCTGCCAGCTTCGAAACCAACCGCTCCTGGTCAAACACTGTTTCGTAATTGGCGACGAACAATCCGACACCCTCGATCACCTTCGCTGCGAACCCAGGCATCCCATAGGCGTCGCGAATGATCTGGATCGTCACTGCCAACCCTCGCGGACCGGCGTTCTCATACACCTTCTTGAGCGCTCCGACTGATCCGATCCCGTTGGCGCCTTTGCCGATGGTCATGCCAGCAGCACGGACGATGCGGTCGATATCGGTCTCAGTCTCACGTCCGGCGACTACCGACACCTTGAACTTGTCCATGCCGTTTACGGGCTTCACATCGTTGAGGGACAGGAACTTTTCGGCTTCCTGCTCCTCGGTCAGATTGTGGTAGGTCCAGCACTGAACTGACTGGTCTTCGTATCCCATCTGAATGAGGGCCTTGACGCGGTGACCGCCGTCAATGATCCAGAAGATCCCGTCACGCTCGTTGACAGTGGGGGTGCCGAACTTGTCAGGGTCGAAGTTGGATGCGATGTGATCGATATGCGACTGTCGCTGTTCACGTTGGGCTCTGCTGGACACACGCATCTGTGCGACTGGAATCCACTGAAGGTGCTTGTCGCCGTGGGGCACACGGCCTTCGTTGACCGACTTGCTCACTGTTGGTTAACCTTTCTGAGGAAGCTTCGAATCGTTCCTAGCGAGTCGAAGATGATGGTGATTTCTTCCGCGAGTTGTTCCTTGTCAACCTCGCCCGGGTCGATGTCAGCGACACTTAGGGCGAGGTTGGCTGTTGTTACGGACAACATTTCGATCGTGCGGCGTGCACGAGCAGTCTTCTTCTGTGCGGGTGCGACCTCGGCGTCGATCAGCGGATCGTTTGCGTCGATGGCTTCTTTTTTGGGCTGCGCTTTGGCTTTTGCTTTACGCGCCACGTTCGCGCGGGACAGGTTGCCCTCTTCACGGGCCTCGGTGATGGCTTCCTCGAACTGCTCATCCGAGACGCCATCGGTCATGGCGTAGATGCCCTCGTCGCCACGCGATCCGAATAGCTCAGCACGAGAAGCGAAATCGCGAGGCGACGGCGCTGAGACGAAGTTCTGGTCTTGACTGTCGTCTATGTTGACCACCTTGCCGTTGCGCTCGTAGCTCTGGCGTGGCCCGGTGTTGTTTAACCCGTTGGTTTTGGAGCCGATCTCGCCACGCTCCTGCCCTTCACGGATGGCGACACCGAGGCCACGCTCAGCGCGGCGCACAAACTCCGCAGCGTCAAGCTGGAACTCCTTGCCCATGCGGACCTGCTTCGCGATCGTCTCAATTGCCGACGCCTTCTTTTTCCACTCCACAATCTGCGGAAGATCATGCGCCGCAATCGCAGCCAAAAGACCAGTGCGCGAATGCGACAGAATCGCCGTTATAGCCGCGGCTTGCGCTGCACCGTCCAAGTTCTGGAGCGCGCTGACCTTCGTCTGTACATCCGGGGGGAGAACATCGACACCACCGATAGCGCGGATCGCGTTCCTGTCGCGGCGGCGGTGGGTGTCGGAGGTAATCACCTCCACCCCATCCGCGGTAAAATGATTGGTAGACATTTGAGCCTTTTTCTCGGGTGTCTCTGCCCTCACCTGCTGCACACAGGTGGGGGCTTCTTCTATGCGGCCTTCTTCGGCCGAAGCTTGCGGGGGTCGTCGAAAAGGTCGTGGAACTCCAGGTCCCACGCGTCGAGCAGCGCGTTAACGAAATCGGGGCCGGGACGGGCGCGTCCGTTCATGACTCGCCACACCGTGCTCTTGTTGACTTTCATGTCACGGGCGAGTGCCGCGTAGTCGGGTATTCCGCGCTTCTTCATCTCCCGTTTGACCCGCCCCATCTTGATCGCGAACCCGCGAGTCATAGCGGTCTCCAAACTGTGAGTTTTCTGATTGGCAACCGGTTGCTGACCGGCAACACCGAACATACACGCTCGGTTGCCGACACGCAACCCATTTCCGTGCGGCAACTTTGATCGGATTTTGGGGACCGGCTTTGCGCTGGATACGACGGGTGACGTGCTGAACTACACCTGTGGGATTTAGACGCAACCCAAGTTGCTTACGCGCAACCAGTAGGGTTGCGGCAACAATGCGTCTACGCTGCTGATATGCCCAACGAAGAGTTGATGAAGTGGATCGACAGACGCATCGCCGAAGCCGAGACGACCGCAGCCGCCGTAGCCGACAAAGCTGGCATCAACAAGGCCACGATCAGCAAGTGGCGCGGGGGCTCACAACCAAGACCAAGCGACCTGCGCATGGTCGCCAACGCACTAGGAGCACCAGTGCTAGAGGCGTTCCTAGCAGCCGGCTACCTCAAACCCGGAGATACCAAAAAGATCGTTCAAGTAGACCGGCCACTCAACAAGCGAACCGACGAAGAACTAGTTAAAGAAGTAACCCGCCGATTGCAGGAGGCACGAAATGTCATGGAAACTGCGCAGACGACGCGAACACCGCGCGAAGCGCGTCAAGACCAGGAGGGCGACCTAGACGCCGCGACCAGTGACACGACGCAGCCGCGCCAACCTCGGGCCGGCGAAACAGTTGGGGCGGAGATTCGTGATCGCGTCGCCAGGAGCGTCCGGGCACGTCAACGCCGCAAGGACTAGACGTGCCCGGTCCAGCGACCACATTGTTGGCGGACACTCATCCATCGCGTTCAAAATCCGCACCAACAGAGTGTCGAGATCGTCATCAAACATGGGCTGCACCTACCGAAATGAACAACACCGGCCACCCCTCGCAACCGGATGCGTAGACGCTAACGGATCGTTGCCAAGATCGACACACGAAGCCCACAAATGGGAATATTACGATTAGATAACCGACAGTGCGTCACGTTTGCCAGCCCCTCACCAGAAAGCGCACATGAACAACAACACCAACGCAGTCTCGCTGGGAAAAGTGATGGCCGCCGCGCTCGGCGTCCTCGTCCTTGTCGCCCTCGTCTCCGCCCGTGGCGACAAGGACGACGACGCCACAACGCAAGCCGCCACAACGTCAACCACCACCACAGCGCGCGTGAACCCGTATCGGACCATCCCCGGCGACGGCTACCACAACATGGGCGGCGCCGACGGATACGACTGGGGCACTTACACCGCCACCATCCCACCCGACTCCCCCGGCTGCACCTGGGCCATCGTCAGCGTCTCCGAGTATCGCGGCGGCGAAACACTCCGCGAAGGTGAAGCATCATCCGGCACCGTCCGCGCGAACATCCAACCCGACGGTGTTGCGTCGTGGACCGGCACCATCAACGGCGACCACCGCATCATGTTCCGCACAAGCGGCTGCGGAGCCTGGACTATGACCGAGTGAGGTCCGCAAACACAAAAAGGCGCCCTACCAGGGATCTAGATCCCCTGGTAGGGCGCATCTGGGTCTTAAAAGTCCCCCAACAATCCGTCCATAAACTCCGCCGCCACCCGCGAACTCGTCCGATCCACATCCGTGTACGTGTCCACCGTGATCTGAATCGACTCATGACCCAGCTGGCGAGACACAATCGTCACCGGTGTCCCGCCCGTTAGCTGCCACGACGCATACGTGTGCCGCAAATCGTGCGGAGTCGGCCGCGGCACCAGACCAGCCTTCTCCACAGCCGGATTCCACACCCTGCGCAGAAACCCCGGATACCTGACCGGTCCACCATCGGTATTGACGAAAACAAACTCGTTCGACAGGTCCAGCCGCTCCAACAGCCTGGCCGGCACATCCACCGTGCGGCGGGACCGTTTCGTCTTCGGCGGCCCCAACACATACCCGGCCGACGAGTACTTCCACGCCTGCCGCACCCTGATCGTGGACGTCTCCAAATCCACATGCCTGGGCTGCAGAGCTGACACCTCGCCCCACCGCAAACCGGTCGACACCATGAACTGAACCATCAGCTTCCAGTGAGGTGTCACCGCGTCGCGGAGCCGGTCGAACTCGGCGTGGGTGAGCATGCGGATCTCGTCGTCGTCCTCAGCGTCCCCGCGGGGAAGCCGTCGGCCCGACGCAGGGTTGGTGGACAAGTATCGGGGGACGGCGGCGTTCAGTGCCCCCGATAGGAACCCGTATTTGTTGCGGAGGGTTTTCGGGGCGTGCCCGTTGCCGTCGCGGCCACCGGTGGTTTCCATGACCTTCACCCAGCGGGCGATGTCCTCTTCGGAGAGCTTCGACAAGGGGATGTCGCCGAGGTTCGGTTTGATGTCGTTGGCAAGGTACTGCTCGTACTTGTCGATCGTGTACTGCTCGACGCCGGTGAGGTGGTCGATGTGGTGCCGGATCCACTCAGCCACGGTCAGCTCCGACTTGGAGCCTCGCGGTGCGGGGTTGATGCCGTGCATCTCCAGGGCGCGTGCAGCACCGTGAGCGTCCACTGCGGCGGCGAAGGCGTCTGCTGCTTTGCGATTGTCGAAGGTGAGTGCGCCTTGTGCGCTTCCTCTGCCGCCGAACCGGTAGGAGACCAGGTAGGCGGTGGTTCCGTCTTTTCGGACCCGCTCACGGACTGATGCCATACCCCGGATTCTATCCGGTGTGCTGTCATCGGTGCTGTCAGATTCTGTTTTCCCTGGTCAAACGTGGAGCTAAGGGGATTCGAACCCCTTCGTATCGTGGGGAAATGGGCGTTTACCTGCGAAAAAACACCCGTGTGGTTCTGTTCCGACCCTTTTAGACCTGTAGCGACCTGGGAAAACCTGGAGCCGTGTTGTCAGTGACAGCACGGACATGTGGGTGTCTGCTGAATACCGAGCGGCAGGTTGATGAAGACTATGGGGGTTGTGTCATCCATGGGTCTAGAACTCGCTCTCTGTGGTTGTGGTGACTACGTGGTGGTTCTTCTGAAGGGCCTCGGCGGCAACCGGGGCCTTTCGCATGTCCGGGGTCTGGTCGTCATCGGCCAAACCGAGGTCCGCCTCGTGTGAGAATTCCGGGCCGAGGGACTTGACACGTAACGGGAGAGTAGGTAGGTTCATCGCTATGAGTATTTACGGAATGGATATGGCAGCGGCCAACGGCACGACCGTTAAGCAAGGGCACGCGAACTACTGCGCAGAGCACGGCCACGCCACGTGGACCAAGGATGGCGTGGACGTTGGTCTCTGCCCGCGGTGTGGCGCGGTCACGGAATCGCCCGGTATCGGGCGCAATGTCGATACCGGGCAATGAGCGACTAAGACCAAACCGAGAGAGAGTCAGAAATGATCAACGCATACATCACAGGGCAGCGGGTTACCGATTCGCGCGACGCTTCCAAGATCGGGACGGTTGTCGAGACGCGCGGCGGCATGTGGAACGATTCGGCGGTTCTCGTGCACTGGGATTATCTCGGCTACGCGAATTGGGAAATGCCCGCACATATCCGTTCGGCCGAAACTGCTAGGGCTGCCGATCAGCTCGCAACCGCTTCCGATCGCGCAGAGACTCGCGCCGTCAATCGTTTGCGCAGGGCGATGGCCGCTTATGAAGCGGTGATGGCCAAGCATTCGGCTGCCGCGCACATCACCGGTAGTCCGATCGACCTCGAACGTCGGGAAGCCCACAACGATCTGCAGAACGCCCTATGGCCTTTCACTACGGGCAAGTATGCGCTCCCAGAGGACATGAAGTCAGGCCTCTAACCACCGCACTCAGGGCCGGGCACATCACCCGGCCCTATCACCAAGGAGGACCGATGAAGACCACCAGAGAACAGCTCCCCCGCCTCTCGCTAGAAGTGATTGAGGCTCTGAAAGCTGCGGGGGAGACTGAGGCGGATATCGCCCGGATGTACGGTGTGACACCACAGGCTGTTTCATGGCACGTTCACACGTACGGAGGTAAATTGACCGACCGGCAGGTTATCCGCCGCGAATACCCGTTCAAGGTGCCTGAGCCTCTTTCTCAGTGCGCGCCGCATAAACGACTGAGGGATCATGGCGAATACATCGCCACACGCGGCAACGGCATGAAAGATTACAAGCTGAAGCGTCTCCGGTCGTTTTACCGGATGCTTCGTGAGAACAATTGGGTTGTCGAGTTTGATCCGAACATTCCGCCTATACCCGGCGTCAGCAAACGCGGGGGTTGGGCGTACAGGGAGCGCCAGGAATCCGACGAAGACCTACTCATCAGAGTCAACGAATACACAACTCTGTCCGAGATCGGACGTCATCGCATCTGGCGTTTCCCGAGCGTGGAGCCCTGATAACCACTGGAGAGTGCAAGGGGGGCGGCTGCTTCACAATCCGAAGATTAAGCCAGGACGTAAACCAGCAGCGCGACGATCATCCCCGCCACGACCGCCAGCCACACCGACCGCCACAACTCCAACTGCGGATCACTCATCAGACGACTCATCCCAATAACGGTTCACCAAACCATCGGTGACATACCCCGCCTGACCTATAGGTGTGATCACAGTCGTAGCACCCAAGTCCATGCGGTCGCCGTCGATACGTTCCAACCCGACGACCACCACATAGTGGGCCACTTGCCAACCGTCTCCCATCGCGTCCAAGCTGGCTTGGATCGCGCCGCGAACAGGATCAGCAGACATCACGACGAACCCACGCCTTGATCGCGTCCCACAGGAATCCCACCGTCACACCGTGATCGAGGAACGTACACACACGAATATTCACGTCAAACCCCCCGCACAACGCTCATGCGCTCAGGCTCAATGGACAACCGCGAATGCGCGCCGCAGCTGGTGCAGCGGCGCATCGTGTAGGTCAGCACGTTCGCCACATATCGGCGCGGAATCAACACGGTTTCACTGCCGCACCGGTTACACACCGTCAGCTTGTCCTCGCCATCAACGAACAGTGCGGGATGGTTTTTGATGTGTGGCCGCAGGAAGTCGTACAACCCCTGCGTGGCTACCACATCGCCAGCGCAGTACGACACCAAGCGTTCCCGGTCCGCGGCGCTCTTCCCTGTCACGGCGCGTTCCATCGCGCCCCGGTCGTAGCGGTCAGTTTTGGCGGGCAGGCCAACGATCTGACAGAACGCGTCCAAACCTTTGAATGGGGCACCGGATTTGAACTCGCGGCGCAGCACCTTCAACGTGTCAACGGTTTTGAACGGAGGCAGCGGAGGTAACCCGGCCTCCAAATGCAGATCACCCTTCAGCCACGGCACGTCAGCTTCGTCGATGTAGTGGCCGACGACTATATCCGCTTGGGATAGCAGGTTGTGGACGCGCCGCAGGAACCGTTTGCGTCCACCTTTGTCCCATTCGGCGAGCTGGATAACCTCGGGCTGGTCATACCACTTGGCGCACACAATCGTGGTGCGCGGCATGCGGGTCACCGTCTCGTACTGCACGTACCGGTTCTTCAGGTCTCCCCTGCCCCACCAGTACTGTTCGGTGATCCCGGGGAGCCGTTCAACGTCGAGGATCAGAATTTTGTTGCGCACACCCTCGGATATGCGGACCTGACGTAGGTCGCTAGTCAGGGACATGATGGTTCCTCGCGTGGTGCCGCCACGCTGACGGATTCATGTCGGGCATGCCGTGTTTGACGAGTACTCGCAGCACGTCGGTGAACTGAACCTCACCGCGTTTGGCGGACTCCACCGCCGTGTTTATCTCTGCGCGTTCCTGTTTCGACCGGGCGCCCGCCCAGTCGCATGCGGGACATGTGCGGGGTTGCAGGCCCGCGAGATCGGCCAGTAGTGACATTCGTGCGCCCTTCTTTCCTGGTGGTTACCGGTCGCGGCGTTTGTCGCCTTCGATTCGTTCCAGTCGTTCGGTTCTCAGCTCCTCCCGCAGTCCGCCGATGTCGCGTTGAATCTGTTTGAAGCCGTCGCGCACCAGATCGCGTATCTCGTCGAGGTCGTCACGCATGTTGGTGTTATGGGTGTTGACGGTCTGCTCGTGAATCTCATCGGTTTTCGCGTCGATCTGGCGTGCGCGCTCCCGACCTTTGCGCTGCCCCCGAACGGTGAGTACGCCGACGATCCCTGTTCCGATGGCGGCGATGGTGGAGGGCAGTCCGATGATGAGCAGTCCTATCAGGTCGATACCGTCGTCAGGCTGGTACGCCGCGTTCACCGCTTCGCGCACCGATTCCAAGATCATGCGGCGGTGACCGCTCTAGTGGCCGACGCCGTTCCGGGGTTTCCGCGGCGTTCGGCGCCGATCGACATCAGCAGTGATACGACGGCCGCGCCGCCGGACACGGACAGCACCGACATCCAGTCGGTGGTCATTAGGTCGACTGCCCCGGCGCCGAGGGTGGCGATCGCGGTTTGGGCGAATGTGCGTATGGCCCGCTCGGCGGCGTCGATCCAGAATGAACGTGTCAGCATGGTGCCTCCTATGTGCGTAGGTAGTCGATGGCGGGCTGGGGGTTGTAGTCCACGTGCGGGCCGGTGCGTTTCGCGAAGAACATGCCGGCGTCGAGGATCGCCCGGGTGATCGCGATCGTCTCCGGCAGCGGGGCTTGCGCGAGTTCGATCACTTGGGCCAGCAGTGAATCGGGGCCGGTGAACAGGTCGAGGTCGCGCACGATCTGCCAGATGGCGTTTCGGACCTCTTGTGTGTCGCCGGGTTCGGTGCAGGCGTACAGGTCGCCTTGGTGGGCGTAGTCGCGCCACCAGTCGGGGGTGTTGCGCATGCCGTTGGAGGACACGCCCTGGGTGTTGGATGGGGCCATTGGGGAGCCGCCGTGATCAGCCCACACGTGACCGAGTTCGCGGTTCGGGTTGCCCCACGTCACGGCTTTCTCGATGTGCGGTTTCATCCAATGCAGGGAGCCGGTTTCGGGTGCGATGTGGTTCATCCACAGCTCCGAGAGGACCACCGCGCCTTGGGAGTAGCCTGCTAGCGCGGTCCCGTGGGTTTCGATGCGTTCGCGCCACCGGTTGGCCTGGTTGTGCGCCTCGGTGATTCCTGCGGTGATGGATCGGCCCATCGGGAACGGTGCGGCTGGGTAGCCGATGGGTTGCCACAGGTATTTGTCTTCGACGGCGCGGGCGGTGTCGGCGTCGGGGCCGATCCACCAGGGAACACCGGTGCCGCACACGGTGATCAGCACGGGGCGGGTGTCCACGACGGGGCGCGGCAGGTAGCCCATGACGTACTTGGTTTCGGCCCCTACAATCCCCGGGATGTACAGGCCGGACGCGAGCTGCCCAGCCGTGTTGTAGCGGGCCTGCATTTCGGCGACTGCGGCGGTCATCTGCTCGTCGTAGAGCGGGGTGTCGGCCAAATCGCCCGCGTAGGAGGCGAACTTGCGCCGCATGAACGCTTTGATCTTGCGGATTTCCTCGGAGCTGTCACCGAGCCCGAGGCCAACGTACTGCCCGTCGATGCGCATCAGGATTTGTCCTTCACGTCGTAGCAGCCTTCGACGCCGAGCTTCGCTCCGATCGCGCCCAGTACGTCCACCACTGTGCGGCCGCCGAGCTGCGGCCAGCCGTTCAGGGTGTAGCCGCGCTGCTGACGCAAGGTCTCCACGGCGAGTTCGCGATCGGTCCAGTCATCGGGGAAGCGTTTCACCTTCGGCGGTTCAGGATCGGTCTTGCCACCAGCCGCCCAGTGGTTGACCCGTTCGGTGAAGTAGTCCCACGGGAATCCGTCGCCGACGTCGGTGTGAGTGCCGTCCTTGAGTATCTGGGTGACATACCGGTGATCGGTGATTCCGGGGAGTCGGCCAGTGTACGGCGGCGCAATGACCTTGGTGGGGATGTTGTACTTCTTGCAGTCCTGAACGGCGAGGTACGCGGCCACGTCGATGGCGTTTCCGAACTTGCCGAGCCACTCGTTGCGCGACCATGCGGCGCGGGTGCCTGCGAAGCAGAGGTTGATGCTGCGGCCGTTGGCGGATAGCGCAGACCAGGAGGCGTAGTCGGTGTCAACATTGTCCACGACGGTCACACCACCGTCGGAGGCCTGAGAGACGGCGTAGTGGTAGGCCACCTGGCGGGACCTGGGCTGGTACCACAGCGATAGAGCTTCGGCGGCGTCATCGCGGCCGACGAATCCCTCACTGGTGTGCAGCAGGAAGGCGTCAATGTCATTGACGGTGCGTTTGGTGTTGTAGTGGTTCTCCGACCAGATGGGGAATTCGTTGTACGGCGGGCGGGTTTCGGGCACGTCGGTTCCTCCAGTGGTGGGCCAGTACTTGTCGAGGTATGGGGTGACGGTGGCGATGCGTGACTTGATTTCGGTGAGGTAGGCGCGGCGGCCGTTGGCGTACCAGTAGTCAGCGCTGGGCCAGTTGGGGGCCTGCTGCATCCAGCAGATGTTCAGCCATATATCGGTGCTGGCACCGGGTTTGGCGCGCCACACGTCGAGCTTGTCGAAGAAGCCTTTGATTTGGGCTGCGGCACCGTCGAAGCGGTGTGGGTAGGAGCCGTCCTGCTGGGCAATGCCGTAGGTGGTGTGGGTCGGGTCCCAGATGGTGTCGTTCCAGCCGGACTCTTGGTAGAAGGTGGACATGATCGCCAGGCATTCGCTGCGGGTGTAGCCGCGCGCCTTGGCTTCGGCGATGGTGATTTGGGCGACTTGATCTTTCGTGGTCACCGTTTGCTCCCGAGGATTCCGCCGAGGACGGGGATGGAGCGCAGCGCGCCGTCGATGATGTCCACGACTTGCGCTGGCAGGTTGGTCAGGTCGGGGAGTTTCGCGACGATCTGGTCATCCAAATCGGACAGGTCGGGCAGGTTCTCAGTGATCCTGTCGGCGATTCGGTCGGCGATCCGGTCGGCGAGCGGTCCGAGCAGTTTGAGCAGGATGATTCCGAGACGGTCCATGTCGGGGTTCCTTTCGGGCATAGAAAAACCCCGCGCACCAAGTGGGTGGCGGGGCTTTTTCTGGGGTGGGTTTAGAAGTAGAACAGGGTGTCGCGTTCGATGAAGAAGTCGATGGCGGGGTTGCCTGTGGCGAACATCCAGGACAGGACACTGGTGAGTGCGATGCCTCCGAGGAGTCCGGTTCCGAGAGCCCCGGCTATGCGTTTCACAGTGGGCTTGGTCACGGCAGCCTCCTGACCGTGACGCGGGACGTGTCGATCAGGTGCCTGCGACCTTGGTCGTCAGCGACAGTCAGGACGGTTCCTGTGGTGAAGAGGACTGTTGCGTTCCAGCCGGCGGGGCCGCGGGATTGAACGTGGATCTTCATGGCGGGTCACCAGGTGTCGGTGGTTTCGACGTGGTGGCGGCCGCCGCCGCAGTGGCGCACGCACTTGTAGATGTGTTTGGTGCCGTCCATCTTGGGTGTGCCGTCGGCGTGGGTGGCGTATGTCCAGTCGGCTCCTGCGCCGCCGCTGCCGGTGGCGCATGCGTGCTTGTAGATTTTGCCGTGTCCGGTGCCGTGGTTGTCGCAGTGTTTGGGTGCGGCGTCTGCGACTGCGGGGGTGAGGAGTGCGAGGGTGAGGGCGGCTGTGATGGTTGCGATGGTTGCGATGGTGTTGCGTAGCATGGTTCGGGCCTCCTGTTGGGGGTGGGCCGCCTGGCGGGGTTGGTTTCTCAGGCCTTCGCCCCGCCGGGCGGTGTCTCAAGTTGATGAATCAGACTCTACACACTTTAGTGTGTGCCCGCAAGTACATGTACCATAGTGGGTATGGTCCGATATCTGAGCATCACGGAGGTGGCTGAACGGACTGGCCTTGCCCTCAACACAGTGAAGGCATACAGCCAGGTACCCGGCCGACTCCCCGAGCCCGATGCCATTGTCGGCCGCGTCAAGGGTTGGCTCCCCGAGACCATTGACGCCTGGATGGCTCGACGTAGCTAAGCCAGAGTGAAGATCGGCGAAGGTGTCCCGTCCGAATCGATCGTCAGGGTATTGCCGGAAGCCACGCTCACATCGGCGGGGGTGGCGTCGAGAAGGACATAAGCAAGCACGTTGCCGCTGACCTCGTAGAGCACTGCCCAGCGTGCGGTGATCCCGGACCCGGACGCGGTCCACACGGGGTTGGTGGCGAATGACACCGCCACGCTTGTGGTGCCCGTCAGGGTGAGGGTGACGGAGACACCGCCGGTGGTGTAGCCGTTGCCGTTCGACACTTCACCGGTGACACCAGCCCAGGTGGTGGACGATGCACCGATGTTGGATGAGCTGGTGACGAGGGCGACTTTGAAGGTGTCGGAGTCGAGGTCGAACGTGCCGTCGAGCAGCATCTTGCGGGCTGCTGCGGGGAGTGTCCAGGTGCCTGCGGCCATGGGTGGTTTCCTTTCAAATGGCAAAGCCCACCAGGATTTCTGGTGGGCTTTGAGGTGGGGTTTTGGGTTAGAAGGGGACGAAGACGCTGGCCCAGGCGTTGGGGCCACCTGATATGGCCGATACGGTTCCTGATGCGGCCACTGTGGATTGCGTTAGTTGGGCTCCGTTTGCGTTGAGGTTGGTTCGGTTCGTTACGCCTGTGTAGGAGGTATAGGTGTATGTGGGGGCGCCGGCTCCGCCGGCTGATGCCACATAGAGACCAACGTTTCCTGGAACTGTCACTGTTTGGCTTGCCGAAGTGCCTGAACCGTATGCAGTTACGGGGGACAGGGTGGTTGGTACACCGGTGAATGAGATCGCCGATGCACCGATGTATACGTTTCCGCTGGAGGTGATGGAGATGGTTTTTGCGGTGCCGTTTCCTGCTCCTGCTAGTCGGTAGAGTCGCAGGCCGCCGTATCCAGAGGTGTTGTTGTGGTCGACTTGGGCGATTTGAGTCATAGCCACTCCGCCGCAGGTGACGCTTGAGATCGTGGCCCCGGAGCGGTCCCATGCGATGGGCACGAAAATGTCGGCTCCTGTGGCTGCGGTGATGGTGAAGTTGCTGATGACTGCGACACCGCCGTTGCCGTTGACGGAGGTGTCGTAAGCGGCGGGTGATTGGTTGGTGATCGTTGGTTGCCCGCCGGTGAGTGTGAGGCTGGCTTTGGTGGGTGTGATGATGGTGTTTTTCACCACGGACGGTTGACCACCGGTGATGGTGAGGTTGAGCGCACCGGGAGTGAGGAGGCGCGCTTGGGACACCACAGGCGTGCCGCCGGTGATCGTGACCTCGGCGGCGCCGGGGGTGATGACGGGGCCAGAGAGTGGTTGCCCGCCGGTGATGACCAGTTCCGCCGCTGTGGGTTCGACCAGTTTGTGTTCGGTGGCGATAACAGTGGGGGTTCCACCAGTCACCCCCACCACAGCGGGGGTGGGGGTGGTGATGGTTTCCACGATCCAACCGGGCATCATGCACCCCCATTCGGAAGGTTGGACCACTCGATCTTGTTGTAGCCATCGCCGCCACTGCCGGCATCCGTTCCCGTGCCGCTACCGCCACGAGATCCGTTGCCGCCGTTCCCGGCCGGGCCGCTACTAGAGCCAGCACTCGCCGAGTTAAAGGTTTTGTCGTTGGAGAGCATGCCGCCGGCCCCGCCACCGCCCGCGCCTGCACCGTTTGAGCGGCTCTGCCCATTGGTGGGGCTGCTGCCGCCATTGCCGCCGTTGCCGCCGTTGTATGTGGAGGCCGACACACCGGAAACTGAAGCCGTGCCGCCGGAACCGCCGTCGCCGCTGCCGCTGCTGTTGGTGCCCCGTGCGCCAGCCTTACCTCCACCGGCGATCAAACTCACGTCACCGGAGATGAACGAGGAATCCCCACCGTTCGATCCGCTGCTGCCGTCGCCCGAATACGACTTCGAGCCGCCGTTCCCCCCGAGGCCACGTGTCACGGTGTATGTGTCACCCATCAGCTCGACTGGAACGAACACCCGATCGACGTAGGCACCGCCGCCACCGCCGCCTCCGCCGTAGCGGTACCCCGAATTCGAGCGGCGGCCAGAACCGCCACCCGCGCCCGCGCCGCCGAGCGTCACCCATGCGCCCGTAGTGCCCTCGGGCACCGGGGCGTTAGTGCGGTTGACGTTTTCTTCGATGAACGGTTCGAACGCGGCCTTCACCTCAACGGTTGGTGTACCACCGGTGACCGCCAGTGCGGCACCCGCAGGGAAGAGTGCTTCCCCACCCGGGCGGCCACCCGAAATCGACAGGCTCGCTTTCGTGGGGGTGATGACCTTGTTCGCCACATCCACCACCAGGGCAGGCTGACCACCAGTCACCTTCAACTGGGCGGGGAGTGGTTTCGCATCCACATCCACCGCGATCGCAATATTCACCGCAATCGACGCCCACCGATTCGCCGCAGACGACAACGCCGACACCTCACCCGAACCAATCGCCGTATTCACCCACAACAACGGATGCGTACCCACCGTCTGAGCCCGATTACGACCACCCCTAATCGCATCAAGCGCATACATCGGCGCCCCATACGCACCCGCAGAAAACGCCTGCAACGTAATCGCACTCCCCGGAGCCGACACAGCCTGAGAATGAACCACACCATTACCAAAGTTCACACTCGGCGTGCCAACAGCCTGCACATTCTCAAACGCCGACCCATACGCAGTGACCCAACCACCCGCACCAGTGATCGACACCGCCTTCGCCGCACCCGAACCCGCACCAGCAAGCCGATACAACGCCTGACCACCATAATCAGCCGTATTGCTGTGATACGCCACAGCGATACGCGACATCTCCACACCGCCATACGTCACCATCTGCGGCTGCCCAGTACGGTCCCACGCCACCGACAAAAACACATCAGCACCCGCAGGAGCAGTAAACGAACCCGCAGCCGAACCCAAACCGATGATCGGCGCAGACACGCCCCTATAACCCAAGTTCGCCGGCGCCACCTTACCCACAAACGGATCTGCAGGCACCGCACACGACGTGTACGTCTTCGCATCCATCGAACCCGGCGCGATCAACCTCGCGATCTCCGGGAAAATCTGGGAAAACGTCTGAACACCAACACCATTAGTTCCGACCGTCTGTGAATTCTCGAAACACACAATGATCGACCCAGACGGCGGATGAAACATCGGCGAGCACTCGTAACCCACCCACGACCCAGCGTGACCTTTCCACTCGCCATAGTCGTACATGGCCATGCCGTAACCCACCTCGGGCGGGCCGAACCCTCCGCCCAGCGGAATCGGGCAGAACTGCGTCATCCACAGCTCATACATTTCCGGGGAGAGCAGAGCACCATCCCGCAAAGCGGCACACCACTTGCTCATATCCGCCATCGTCGACACGATCGCACCCGCCGCATGCGCATACGACGGATGCACCTCCGTGGTGATCTGATTCGCCCCACCCAACAAGCCACCATGCCCAACCGCGAACGGTGCAGGCATCTTCGCCGTAGCCGGCCACGACGTCTCCGTCAAACCCAGAGGCGCGCAGATATCTTCATGAATGATGTCCCGAATATGGCGACCAGTCACCGCCTTCAACACCAGACTCAGAATGAACCAGTTGTCGTTGACGTACTCGAACTGGGTGCCAGGTTCGAAACTCGCCGGATGCCCCACCGTCAAACCGAAACGCGCCTGATCCGAAAACGCCGACTTGGTGAACAACAACCCCAAATTCAGCATGTAATTGAAGTCACGCTGCTCGTTGAACACACCCGACCGCATCATCATCAAATGACGAATCTTGATCTTGTGGGAGTTAGCGATCCGACTCAACTGAAACTCAGGCGTATCGAACTGGTCGATCGTATCCTCTAGAGAAATCAGCCCCTTCTGCACCGCCATCAGCACAGCCATCGCACTGAACGGTTTCGTCGCCGAACCGATCCGGAAATGCATATCGGTGGTCAGCGGAACTCCCGACGTCGAAATGCCATACGCTTTCGCGTAATAGCCGAGCGGGCTCGTCACGTGCACACCAACACCCGGGCCTGCACCGTCAGCCATCGCCTGACCCACGATCGCATCGATCTGCGCGGTCAACTCCGAAGGCATCGGCCCTTCAGTCGGTTCAAACGCCTCCGTCTGCACCTCCACCACGGGTGACGGTTCAGACTCGTTGCCCGCCTGGTCCAGGTTGGTGGTGTAAATGCGGTACACGGTGCCCGCGGCGCGGCCATCCCAATCGAAAACCTCCTCGATTGGGATGGGCTGCTCATTCAACCGTGTGCGCGTGTCGGCGTCATAGACGTGATAGGCCACGATCATTCGTCGGTACCTCCCTCTGCGCGCACAGTGATCTTCGAATACGTCTTGCCCACCACGATCGTTTCGGGCGGGGTAGGTGGTGTCGTATCGATCGGGTCCGGCGGCGGTGTTGTGACATCACGCTTGTAGAAGTAGACCCAGCCGCCGCCCAGGGCGCCGGGGCCGCCGTGGTTGAAGAACCGGTCACCACCGTTACCGGCACCACCGGGGGCGATACCGCCACCGCTCGGAACCTTCTGATGGCCACCAGCCAGATAGGTTTGGCCGTTGTACTCCAAGGGTTCCGGATAACCACGCCCGGTGGGTTTCCCGATCAGTCCGAGGGAGTCGCCACCCGCCCCGCCGACGCAACGCAACCGTTCCTCGCCGCCGAACGTGAACAGGGTGTCGCCGCCCTTACCGCCCACACCGGCCCCACCCGTCCCGGGCGCGCCGGGATTGAACTCGATGATCACATCCTCATCGGGTTCGAAGTCTTCACCCTCGTAGAACGAACCGGCGTTGAACTGCCCGGGCCAGCCGCCCTCACCGAACTGCGCCAAAGATGCCTGACGGCCACCACCGGCCCCGCCAACACCGACCAGGTCGAACGCGTTCGCCCAGCGGGGTTTCGCGATCGTCGTCGGATTCGTCCCAAGATAGATCTTCTGCGGGTCATAGTGGTCAGCACCGCTGCCGGTGTCGACCGCAAGTTCGATCCACGGCACCTTGGACGACTTCACAACCGCAGACTTCGCGATCGACGCCGCCGGGCTGTTCGGATTCGATGTCTCGTCACGTACCGCCGCCACCGATTTCACATTCGCATACGGATGATCCGGAATATCGTCCTCTTCGTCATAGCCACGGATGTAATGCGTGCCAGTTCCAACGATGACCGGTTCAATCTCAAACTCGTCGGTGATCTCACGCGGAATGATGTCCGCGTCGTCGATCTGGTAATACACCCAGCCGACCGTGTCATCACCCGCAGGCAGCAGAGACACCAAGTTCGGTGAATGGTGCACCAGATTACGGGCACCGGTGGCTTTGTCGATCTTGCGGACATTCACATAGACCGCGGTGATGTTCGTGGAACCCTTGCCCAGCCAGCCGATCGCCCCCAACGGTTCGGACTTGCCGGCACGATAGGTGATGGCCAGACAGGCGTTCTGGGTAACCGGAAGCCACGCATTCGCATTCGAATACGGATAGTTCGCATCCCCCGAAGGCAGGAGCCCCTTGTCGACCGGTTTGTTCGTGGAGACCCCCGCCAGCAACCACGCGAACGCCCCCTGCGCAGCGTTCGACGACACCTGCAGGATCGTGTTGAACAAGTCCGGCAGGCTCGCCCCGGTGCCGTGCTGCCCCACCAAACCACCCACAAGGTGGTCCAGGAACTCTTGGATCGCCTCAGCAATGTTCCCCGCGCCCAACGCGCCCAAAATGTTGGCCGGGTTGATTGTCTGCAACGCGTCGACGAGGTCGTCCCACGTGTTCAACACGGTTCCGACGGTGCCGTGCAGGGTGTTCACAATGGAGTCGATGAGCGCCTGGATACGGCCCAGGATGTTTTGCAGCTGATCAGTCAGCCCGTCAACCCATTCCGGTTTCAACCGGGCTGTCTGGGTAGCCGACGCGTCATCGAACCAGAACGTGCCCGAGGTGGCGGTGTGGGTGATGAGGATGCGGACCTGCACCCCCGTCACACCTTCAGTCACCTCGTAGACACCGGTCAGTTCCTGTCCGGGCCAATCCAAGTCCGCAACTGCAGGGGTGTAGGTAGCAACATCCACCGGTTCCTGCGCCACACCATTCACATGGGGCACCACCTGCAAACGCACAGCCACACCAGTGCCCACATAACCCTCATGAGCCACGAACACCTTCGGGGTGAACGACTGCGCCACCGGAATCACATCCGCACTACGCAACGCCTTCTGCTCACCAGAAGCCACGACCTTCGCCGCACCCGAACCATCACTACTGCGCGACTTGTCCGCATCGATAGACCAGCCGGCGTCGCTCGTGATCGAACCGGAAGCAAACTCGCCCGCCGACAGCAAGTTGATGGATTGAGCCCGCCCCAACTGTCCGAACAGCTGCGCCAGCAACGACCTCGGACCGATCAACAGGTTCAAGGGCTCGATGAAAACCCGGGTGACCGTCTCCCACACCTCGCGCGGCTGAACACCGTCAGAGAAATCGATACCACCGAAAATCGGCGACAAAATATCGTTGATCAGGTCAAGGATCTGCGCCAACCCAGGAATGTTGTGCAGCGCCCAGTCTCTCAACTGGTCGAACGATGGGATCCCCGGAATGAACACCCCAGCAACAGCGCGCACCACCCACGCCAAAAACTGCTCAATGAACTGCTCACCAATCTCAAGCAGCTGCTGAACAGTGAACGGCCGCTGCCACTGCAACGCCGACTGCTCCGGGTGAATACCCGGCTCAGACGGCACCGCATGCGCCCACTCCGGCAACGGATCAAACGATGACGTCATGACAGCGGCCAAACCTCAACCGAAAACATCGACGTAGAAGCAGAAGTCGTGTACGTCACCGACCCCGCCTGACGTTCACACCGGAAATAGATCGTCGCCGGTGTACCGGCCGCCACACGGTCAAACCCATCCGATGAGCCCGCCGCCGGACCCGAAGCAAGCATCAGCCGCTCCGATTGCGCCACACCAGGACACCGGCCGATCACATTCCCGCCAGTCTCACCGTTCAACCGGGCCACCAAATCAACCCGAACATCCGCACCCTCACCGGTGACCACCGTGTACCCCTGCACACGCGGCCGCCAATCAAACGGCTGCGCCGGGATCGACACCTGAGCCAAAGTCGAGTTCGCGTTACCCGATGCAGTGTTGTTGATCGACGCCGGAACATACCGGTCCCCCACACGCTGCGCCGCCAACACAAACCCATCAGCAGTCGAATTCACCACCGGCACCTGACCCGCAACCGGCGACGGATCAACATCTGTCGGATCCCACACCGCCTCACCATCAGTGCCCTTCGCGCCGGCGTGCAGCGCAAGGTTCAACCGGTACACACCCGGCGTGGATGTTCCAGGTGGCGTGATCTCAGTGAACGACGCCTCCGCCGGGGTTGGATCGTCCGGGTCCAGCTCCGTCAGATTCACCGTCGCATCGAACGTGGCCGGCACACCCGGATCGCCCTTCTCAATCGCGGGCACACCAACACCGATACCGCCCTGCGGACGCAACTGGAGGATCGCCGCACCCGCCGTAGGATCGACAGGAATCTCCACGATCCCCTCAAACAAATAGTGAGTCCCAGCAGGATTCAAAGGCCACGACATAAGGCACGCTCCATTCACATTGGGCGAGTTACAGAAAGAAAGGACGACCGCTGCTTATCCCTGAGGTGACAGCGTGAGGACCGACAACGTTTCAAAAATCCCCGTGATGAACCGCTGATGCTTCGCCAACGGGGCCTCCGACTTGCGTCCATCCCCCAACTGCGCGATCACCTTCCGCTCATCCTGGGAAACCCGCCACATGACGTTTTCGATGTAGTCAGTCACCATTCGGGTACGTGACATGAACACCAGCGACATCAGGCCGCCGCGAAAAACGTCCCGACCAAACGCATACTGGGCACCGTTGCGGAACTGCACCGTCGCCGTCGTCTTGCCCTGCGAATCAAACAAGGCGTTGATGAATGCGAACACCGTTTCGATGTTGTACGGCGCTGAGGCTGTCGGATAGAACCGCTCGATCGCCGGATGGTACGGGCCAACTTCGTCACGGCGGTCGTAATGCTGAATCAACTGGAACGCCAGGAAGCTGTTGTTCAGGAACCCCGACAGCAGATCGGACGGTATGCCGGTGAATCCAACAACGATCATCAGCGAGTCGATCAGCCATGCGAAGGTGGCATTCATCAAGTCGTTCAACCACTTTGGGCTACGGCCACCAATAATGTGCTGCCAACCCTCAGGTGTGTGGTCAGTGATCGTGCACGCATCGATACCGGTGTCCTCACCCGGCTCGGGGGCCACGAAATAGGCGTATGGCTGCTCGAAATCCACACCCAACGCGGGCGCATAAAACACGCCGTCCATGCCGGGAACCTGCTTGATGACAGGTTTGAAGATGTCCCCCAGCGACCCGCCAAGGTCAATCGTGGTGCGCAACACCGAATCCAGCACCGTCTTCGTTGGGCCGGTGATCTGCGAACGGTCCACTGTGGAAAACACGTAGGTAGGCTGGTCCAGGTTCGCCCACCTGTCAGGCTGCGGATCACCTGGAAGCCACAAATCCATGCGGGTATCCACACCGTACGACTGGGTAACGTCCTTGATGACGGCCTGAACGGTTTCCATCCGCACTGTGCGAGCCACCATCGGCGACGTGTCCAGCAGTGGATTGGTGCGTGACACATACACCGGGGTTCGCAGCATGCGGGTGAACGCCTGGACCGACAGCCCGTCCCGCGACAGGGCTTGCAACACGGTGCCGAACCATGCCCGGATATCCGGGTTTAACGACAGGCCGTTGTTGATGAACTCCAGCCACCCGGACTGCAACCGCAGAGCGCATTCTGCGACCATGTTCTCCACGACGGTTTGCAGCGCCCACACGAAGATCGCGTGCGAGAACGGCTGTGCCTGAATCGGCAGCCACCACGACGGCCAAATCACGTAGTAATTGAGGATGTCGCGGATACCGCGCAGTTCAGCGGTGCCGGTCCATGCGCTGTCGCGGTACTCGTAGGTGTGGTTCTTCGTGTAGAACGCATACCGCAAACCGGCTGTCTCGACGATGACACCGACCATCGTCTTTTTGCAGTCCATGAACAAAGGGATGAGAGGGCTGTTCCCTTTGAGGACGATCCGGCCGGTTTCAACATCGTTGCGCGGGTCAGCACCCGACGCCTCGATCAGGTCGCCACCGACAGCGCCCATCGGCTGCCAAAACTTGTCGCACACCGTGAACCGGAACGACGTGTCTACCTTCGATTTGCGTTCCGTCAACGCCCGCGCGGTTCGTGCGATCCTGTTCGGGTCGCCGGACTGGAGGGCGGATTGCCATGCGGCTGTTTCGCGTTCAAACTTCGACAACCGTCATCCCCTCCTTTCCTGGTTCACAGGCGCCACAAATTCACCCCTCACCGAGGTATCGGCCAGTGGCTACATCGGGTAGCGGCGCAACGGAGTCCCCGAAAGAATCACCTTCGAATCAGCGTTGCCACCAACAATTTCTGTCTTCACAAAGAACTGCTGCGCCGGTTCGCCAGGTGACTTCGCGGGGATCGCCGCGTTCTCACTGAACCGGCCCGACAGGTACTTATAGAAATTGCCCTGCGGGGGAACAATCCCAAACAGCGACCCAATCTGGTCGGTGAACGCGTTCCGCTCCGAGAAGAACGACAACAACGACTTCACCGCCTGCTGGAAAATGTTCAACTCCTGCGGCGACGGCGGCACCGACGTCAAATCCTGCACCAACGTCGTCTGTGAGCGCGGGTCGGTACGTAGGAACACAATCTGATTGGGCAGCAGCGGACCAAACTCCACATACTCATCCGCGCCGGGACCGTCATACAACCGGAACGTGCCCGGGCCAAACAAGGTCGCGTCCCAATACATCGGCTGGTCGCCAACATTGACCATCGACACAAACCCCGACTGGGTGACATTCGCATTGTCGCCAGCCGACACTTTCCGCACCGGAGCTGGTGTCGCCTGCGTGATCAACGCGCCACCGGCCTGCATACCAAACCCGATTCCCCGATAATCCGGGCCAAGCTCGCTACCAGTGCCGGTTTCCTTGTGCGACAAGATCGGCAACCCATTGCGCAACACTTTGAACATGCGCGGATCGCCCTCATACCCGGCAACCAGGGTGAACTTCTCCCCAATCAGCGGGGCCACCAGAAGTGGCCGCTGAAACATCACCGTCTGCGAGAAGTTGTTGAACCTCGACAGCTTGATCCAGTTGCCCTGCACCCGCATGCGGATGCCATTACCGTCCCAGTCTCCGTTGCTGTCGCGGCCCATGCGAGCCCACAGGTCGTTCGCCCCACTATCAGGCAGGCTCCACTCTTGGAACCCGCCGAGCACCATCGACACAACCTGGTTATCGGTGTCGGTGTCGAAGTCTTTGTACGGCCCGCACACCACCTCGCGGGTATCCGTTGTCAGCGGATCGTCCGGGTCGTCCCGCCACCTCGCCTGGTCACCATTGGCGTAGACGTACCCGCCGCCGTCACCCTCGTAGTACAGCGGCCAGTCCGCGCCGAGGTCCTGCGTGCCCGACGTGTCATAGTTGAACGTGTCGGTCATCGACTCGTACTCGAACTGGAAACTCGCCGCGTAGTCGTAGGTACGCCAGAACCCCGAATCGGCCCGCAGGCGCAAACTTTCACGCTGCCGCTTGCCGATCTCCAGCGGTGCTTGCGGCGCGCCCTGGAACCACCTGACCGGCGCCCACCAGTGCCCCATGTCGTGGGTGAGGAAGTTCAACGTCGATTCCTGCTTCGCGTCGATCGACGCGACCAGATCGCGGTAGACCCTGCGCGTCCACTTCGGCGACCGGCCACGGCATTCCACCCCCACCTCAACCTCAATCGGGTCGTAGAGCGCATCAATATTGGTGATTCCGTCCTCGGTGGCGCCCTTCTGGTCGATGTGCTTCCACGGCGGGATCAACCCCTTGAGTGATGTGAGGTGCACCATCTCCGGGGCTACAACCCGGTCAGGGACCGCCATCCCGCCCATCATGTGGAAAGTGATCGACTCGTCGTAGGCGTCGAGCCACATCATCGGCTTTTCACCCTTGGCGAGGTCATACCATCCGTGCGGGGTTACACCAGTGGCGGGGTAATGCTTCTTAGCCATTTACCCTCCCGGCATGACGTACTGGTTTTGCAGGTGATACGCGACGTCGCGGCCGGTACCGTCTTCGGTGGCGCGCTGGTTGTTGACCGTGATGTTCGTGTCGCCACCCTGGTTGACTTGGGTTTGACCCTGGCCTGTGGCTTGCGGGTCAATGTCCTTGCGCTGCTGGGATGCTTGGCCGGCCAGGTTCGGCAACGCCGGGGCCGCACCAGCAATCCCCCCAGCAATGCGGGTGATCCAGTTGTTGTTCGCCAAATCCGAACCACCCGTAGGCAAGAACGTTTCCATCAACCCTTGGGCGCCGATCGCGGCGACTTGACCGCCGTACTCGATGGCACGGTTGATCAGCTTCACCCCAGTCTGCGCGGCCTGACCCGCACCCGGTGCCATCGCATCCAGCGCCATACCACCGGCCTGCACCGCCATGCCAAGCGCACCACCACCGTCCATGCCGATACCGCCGGAACCGGACCCGGCATACGGTGCGACGTTCGCCCCGATGTTGGTGGTGTTCGTCGGCCCGCCAGTGAACAGGCCTTGCGGTGCGCCAGCGGCCATCGGGCCGCCACCACCGCCCGTGGTGGGCAGCGGCGCAGGATTCGTCGCCCACGCACCCGACGACACCGGAGCCGGCGGGTTATTCAACGCAGGGTTGGTGTTCTGCGGGCTGTACAACCCCGGAGCACCCGCCGCCGCCGCCGACCCGCCAGGGACCGACGTCACCGGCCGGTAATACCGCGACGTCAACGACGGATCATCCGCGCCCGCGCCGCCGATACCACGCCGCGCGGCAGCGGAATCGCTACCCCAGTTGAACGGCGTGCCACCAGGCAAGGTGGCTTGCATATGCGAGGGGTTGAAGGCGACACGGAAATCGCCAGGCCCACCCGACCCCGGCACAAACCCTCGGGACTGCAACCACTGATCAGCGTTATGCGTGGACAGCGACCTACCCTCGGTGGACCTGCCATCGAGAATGTTGACCAGATCCTCCACAGCGCTGGAACAGTCACCCAAACCCTGCGTGAGGTCGGCCGCTTGGACTTGCGCGTACCGGCCCGCCGGAACGTTGGCGAGTAGCGCCGCGTCACCGGGATAGGCACCGATCGGCGTCATGGACACACCGGTCGCACCGGCGGACGGGTAGGAGCCCCGGTCATACTGGTTGTTCTGGTACTGCGGCCCGAACACACCCTGCGCGCCGAGCACACCCATCAACCCGTGCCCGCCCTGGGTCGGGTTATAGGCCGAAATGGCCTGCAACTGCCCCAACAACGGTGCCGCAGCGAGATTCGCCACGAACTTCGTGATGTTCTCCGCGATCCCCGCCAAACCCTTCGAGATACCGAAATCCTGATCAAGCTGGGCACCGATCTGCCCCAAATCCTTGACATGCTTGTCGGTTTGCTTCGTCAGCTTCTCGTACTGATTCGCGCGGGCATCACTCATGCGCATCTCGGCGGCCTGAAGGTCGCGTTCAGCTTCGATCACATCGTTGCGGGCCTTGAGGCGGTCCTGCTCGGTGGCTTCGGTGGACTGCTCCAATTGGGCGGCGCGGGCACGCTTCTCCGCCAGTTTGTGACGCGCATCCAGATACGACGACTCAGCGGAGAACACGGCCGCGTCGGGTGGCATACCAGCAATCCCCGGCGGCAGCGTCGTGTCATACGGCAACACAGGCGCATCCGGCAGCTTCGGGCCAGAACCACTACCACCATCAGCAGCCCCCACCGCGCCCGGGAACAGATCAGCCAACGGGCCATCCGCGGGTGCCCCATCCGAACCAGGCGCGCCGCCACCACGACGCCCGCGGCGATCCTCCACGGAAACATCCAATGGAACCTGACCGGGAAGGTTACCGAACGGGGACGCTGGACCGTTCGAGTTCGTACCCACAAGCCCTGGAATCGGAATGCCGCCAACCGTTGGCGTGCCAGGTCCAGACCCGCCGCCGAGCTGAGGAAGCGGAGACGGCTGCGGATCAACCCCCGTGCCGCCCTGAATGTTGCGGTCCCACCACTCACGGGCACTGCGACCCAACTGATCCGGCGTATTGGAGTGATTCCAGCTATCCGCACCTGGAATCGCGTTCTGAATGGCCTGTTCAATCTCAGGGCCGTTCTGCGCAACCAGGAACGCCAGCCACGCTGGGACCGCCACACGCGACAACGCGGCAGAGATTCCCTTAGCCGACTTATCGGCCGTCGCGGGAAGACCGGCCAATGTCGTGCTCACCGTTGAGAGAGATTGCGTCAGCGCCGTGATGCCAGCTATGGACTTCCACGCCACGAACGCGGTCACCACGTCCCCAACGCTGATACCGATCCGGTCGAGCATTTCGACTACGCTCGACAGCGCATCCCACAAATCCTGCGCAGTCTCGGCAGCTTCCTCGAAGGTGCGCTTGATGTCGTCCTTGTGCGCGACGATCCACGCGTTCAGGTCATTCAGCTTGTCGGTCACATTGTTGATCGACTTGGCAAGCGCGCCAGGACCCTCCGTCGTGTCCAGCGGGTCGCCGAACAGCGCCGAAATGAAGTTCGCCCCAACACGCCCCACAGCGGCATTCATGTTCGACAAGGCGCCGTCAACAGTGTCGGCCAGCTTCTTCGACATGCCACCGAACTGGCCCTCAATCGCCTGCACAAGCATGCCGAACGAAATCGTGCCGTCCTTCGACATCTTCTGAATCTCAGCGCTCGTCAGGCCGAACTCTTTCTGCAACGCCGCCTGAACATTGATGCCACGCTCATTGAGCTGCAACATCTCTTCAGCCTGCAGCTTGCCCTTGTTGAACACCTGGTTGAAGATGACGGCCAGGTCGCCGAACTTCTGCCCAGATGCACCCGCCGCGTCCGCAATCGCCGTCAACGCCGCCTGCAACGGGCGACCCTGCTTCACCCCACCAGCAAGGAACTGCGTAGCAGCCTTCGCCGCCTCGTCCAACGCAATCGGAGTGCCAACGACGACCTCGTTGATATCCGACATGATCGTCTTGACCTGCTCGGCGCTGTTCCCCATCGCGGCAAGGCGATGCGATGTCGCATCAAGAGACTTGTACCGATCAAACCCCTTGAACAGGGCAACACCGGCGGCGCCGATAATGCCCGTCGCGGCCGCCGTGAACGCCGTGCCCAACGCACGACCAGCCAACGCGCCAGCCTTCGACGCCGCACCCTCATACCCCGACAGGGCAGCCGAAAACCGGCCCGCCACAGGCAACGACGACACCAAAGACGAACCAAACGACGAACCAAACCCCCGGCCCGCCGACACACCATGCGACGAAAAACCATCAACAATACGAGAACCCGCCTGACGCGTCGCACGATCAACCTCACGCGACAACTGCTCGCCAGCATTACGCCCCGCAGCCGCAGCCTCCCGGCCCACATTCTCACCGATCGCACGACCAGCAGACGACCCCGCGCGCGCCCCAGCCGCCTCCATCTCACGCTCAATGTTCTTCGCCGCCACCGCAGCAGCACGCTCATCAAGACGGGAAATAATGTCCACGTAGATAGGCATCAGACACTCACCTCCCCGTCACCAGCCGAACAGATCGGCCTCAACCTCACGCTGCAACTCATGCGCCTCAACCGACGCACGCGCCTTCTCCAGCCGATCGACCGGATCCTCAAACGCAAACGGCTCGTACACAGCCTTACGACTCTTCGACGCATGAAACGACGCTCGAAACCTGGCGATCTCGTTATACGTCTCCGCCGCAATCAACTCCGGCTCAGACCAACGCCCACCACGAACAGCCCGCGCCACCGCACCATCAACAGGAGCGAAATCCACATACAACTCCCGAACGCGCTCCTCGGTGTTGTCCACGAACCGCACCCCGAACAGGTCCAGCAACTCCAAACTGGACAGCCTGCCCTGATGCCAATCCGCAACACTCAACCCGAAGAAGCGCCGCAGATCACTCGCTATCTGCCTCGGATACAGTCTCCAAAACCACTGGGCCTCCATCACTTTTCGAGTCGGACTCAGCTCGCTCCGCGATTGTGAAGCCCTGCTCCGTCCACGCCCGCCACACATCACGCGCACCAGCGGGACGCCCGTTGATCTTCTTCGACCGCAACACCTCGTAGGTGTCCATGCCCAGCACGACCTGAACGATCCGCACTTCACGCGGCGGCGACACACGCTTACCGTCCTTGTAGTACGGGGGGCCTTTCACCGCGCCGGGGCGGGTCTCCGCCGGCAGGACCATCTCGTTGCCGTCTCGGTCCTTGACTTTCTGCTCCGGGATGTACAGGTCAGGTTCCCGGTCGTAAGTTTCGATCTCTTCGAGGTACGCCTCGTAAGCTTCCAGAGCGTCGTCGTCGAGCATCCGAAGATTCGGGTGAGGCGGGATCGACATCGTAGTTCCGTCGTCGAACCGAAGGACACGATCAGCGAACGGGGAATCGAACTCGGTGGCCTGCTCACGGGCCGCGGCGCCATTGTTGGTGGGCTTCGAAGTAGTCATGAGAATTTGGGGCTTCCTTTCACGCAATCACGGGGCTGAAAGACGGGGCTGAGGAGAGGTGCCTGCCGGGTGGGGGCCAGCCCCGGACGCACCATGCGGCGCGCCACAAACACCCACCCGGCAGGGGCTTTTCTGGCTAGCTGCCGTCCGAGTACTGCTCAGCCCATCCGGGGCCACCCATCCACACGTAGAAGTAGCCGGGAACCAGTGCAATCGTCCCAGCCGGATCGGGCCGCATGAAGTACTCGTTCGGCAGCACCTTGTACGTCAGGTCCGCCGTATCAGGATCGGTCTTCGACCGCTGCTTGGACGCCTGGTCGTCCAGCTTCACCGCCGGATAACCCTCAGCACGGTAAATGAACCCGCCCGAGGTGCGGCGCGCATACAGCAGCAGCAGCTGGTACTCCGCCGAGTCAGCGTCCAGCAGCGGACCCTCACCGTAATCAGGGGTACCGGGCAAAGCCACCAGCGGATTACCGGCGTTGTCGCACAACGGAAGTTCCGACTCCAGCCGGTGAATCAGCGGATCGGCCGTACCGAGCGCCACGAACCGCACCGAATACGACTTCTCCGTCACCTCAGAATCGACCGGGAACTTCGACTGCAACACCATCAAATCGTCAGAGGTGACGTCCGGTTCACGTTCCGCACCGCCATCCTCAGGGTTGCAGCCGATGTGCCACCAGCCCTCATTCGGGTCAGTGTTGTACTCGTACTTACCGTTCACCTTGCGGCGGATGAACAGGTCGTCGCGAAGCTTCCCGTCCTGAGCGAACGGGGACCACTTCACCGTCACGCAATCATCCTCGAACGGCGACATGTCCGTCGCGGCGCCGCGGTTGTCGCGGATGAAAACCGCCTGCAAACCGCCACGCTCGATGAACGGCTTGTGGATGTCTGTGAATCCGCCGGCGCTCCAGTCGGTGCCGGTCAATGGCTGCGTCATAGGACGCTCCTCTCAACATGATAGGGGGACCGGATGTTTGCTATTCCGGCGAAACAAAATTGGGGCTGAAACTCCAGGTTTCTGGGGCTGAAACTCAAGACGGGTATGGCAGGCCAACCTCGTATCGGCCCACATACCGAACAACATGCGGATCGTCGCTGTACTCAACAGGTATCGGCTTCATCAGCGACCTGCAGTAGTCGATCGTCACCGTCACACCCCCAGACAGGGTGATCAACGTCAACGGATTCAACGCCAACTCGATCATCCGTTGATGCGTCAACTCGGCTTCCGCGTCAGCGGCCACGTCTCCAGCGGCGAACGTGTGCACCGACACGACCGCCACATCCTGCGCCACCTCCGGCACATCCACACCATCAACGCGACGCACAACCCGATGCGGCAAAGGATCATTCGCAACCCGCCGCGTCGAAACCTTCCCCAGCGGGGAAAGCCACTCCACCAGAACACGGTGAATGCTTGGCGCAGAATCAATCGCCATAAGCGGTGCCGCCGAACTGCTTAGCCGTCTTCTGGGCCGGCGCATACTCGTCGTTGTGCACCGACCCAAACTCCACAAGGTGCGCCTGCGGATCGGTCGCGCCCACCTTGCCGCGTCCCTTGTTCGTGGAGCGTTCCGTCACCTGAACCGAATCGCGGTAATCGCCCGACGACACCGGAGAGTTCTGCTTCCACGCGGCGGCAACCTCATCCATGAACTCGTTGACGCCTTGATTCACCTCGGGCAGCTTGTCGAAGTCGTCGAGACTGATACCGAACTTCGCCAGCGGATTCTTCTTTGTAGGGCCACTCGCCACAGCTAAGCCGCCTTTCGTAACTCGGCAACCAGACCCGGCGCCCAGCCGTGGAACCCCAATGTCCAGTCCCGAACCGCGACAACATCGAACACGTCCGCGCCGAACTCGACACGATCCTTCACCGCCACTGGTGAACCCACCGGCAAATACAGGTCCACATCGACAACTTCCGTTTCGGTCATCGTCGCCGAACCAATCACCTGAACATGCGGTGCCAACTGAATAGCACCCACCGGAACACCAGGCCCGAACACCGGGATCGTGTTCCCCAGCCCATCCGAATCATCACCCACATGCGGGTAATGCGTCACAGTGAACGAAACAGGGAACGTCACAGCCGATGCACCGTGATAGTCGGGATGGGATGCGCGAACCGGCGAACCTCGGCAAGCTCATCGGCGGTGAACAATGAGGTGCTTGAGACCCACTCTGCGTTGCGCTGAGTGAACGGACCTGCCGTTAGTGATACGGCTTGCGACTGCATGGAACCGGGCTGCACTGTCAGATGTCGCGCAACCACGGACGCGACGAGCGCCGTGACGGCTTCCGGCGCGCCGCCGCCGACGTACTCAACCACCACGACCGTTCCGGTAACTAGCGGGCGCCCATTCTCGGATACGTCCACATAGTCACCATCCTGAGTGAAATCCACAGCAGCGCCGTCGATACCCTCAACGCTGCGGACCTCGACCACGAGTCCGGGAAGCCACACCCTGCCGTTGACCACGTTCGCCCGCACACGGGTGACGCCATCGGTGAACACTCGACCCGACGCGCGCTGGAACGCATCGCTGACACGCTCCAGCAGCGCGTCGGCCCGGGCTGACTGCTCATCAGTGAGGTCCGCGGCGCTGGACAGCCCCAGCGCCGCGGCAACATCATCGGCAGTAGCGAGCACTAGCTGCCCGTCTTGTTGAAGACGACCACGCCAGTGGGGCGGACAACCTTGCCGCCGTACACATGCAGAGCACGGATACGGTCAGAGAAGCTGTCCTGATCCCGCAGAGCCTCAACGGTGTCGATCTGCGACACATACGCCGCCGCCGACGGATGGAACGCAACGAACTGCTCATCGTCGGTGTCCCGCAGGTTGTTCGACTCCACGATCCGGGCACCCAAGAGGTTCCCGATGGTGCCAGCGCGCAGACCAGCAGCGTCGCCGGAGGTGTCCGCACTGGTCAGCTTCGACCCGGACGACCGCAGCCAGAACGCCATCTCCGCGTTCACGACAACGACACGCCCCACGTTCGGGACGTTCGCCTTCGTCAGCTCCTTGAGCGCCGTGGCGATCAGGTCGAACGCATCATCAGCGTCCGAAGGTGCCGAACCGCTCAGCGCGGTCCCGTTGTCCACCAGCAGATCAGCGATGAACTTGTCGGTGTCGGTGGCCAGGGCCGTGGCACCAGCACGGGTGTAGGCCTCCAGCGAACCAGCGACCTGAACACGGTCGATGTCATCGACCAGGAAGTCGATCGACTTCTCCTGGTCAATGAGCAGATCGACGCCGGTGTCAGAAATGGCGTCCGCCGAGGTCTGCCGGCCAGCGGCCTTGTAGTCCTTGACGGTAGGTGCCACCACGCCAGCGATGTGCACCACGTTGCCCTTGCTTGCAGTGCCTTCGTACTCGCGGTTGACGAGGTTGGCGAAAACGGTCTGGGCGGTCCACTCCTCCAGGAGCATGTCCGACCAGAGCTCGGGAATGAAGTTGTTGAAAGCCATTTTTGGCTCCCTTCTGTGTTAGTGGAGTTCTCCACGTAGATAGCTGTCAAGTCGGCCCTCTTCGCGCGCCTTCTTTCGCTCGGCAGGCGGCAGCGCCGCGTACTCAGCCGGGGTGAGAGGCTTCGGGCCTTCAACCTTCTTGTCTGATGTGACTTCCGACGTCGGCACGGCCGACGATGCCGTTTTGGCCTTCAGCGCTTCTTCGATCCGCTTGTTGACGAACTCGTTCCACCGGTCGGCGGATTCGCGCATCTCTTCCTCGGTATCGCCATGAATGAACTCCGGGTCGACTTTCGTTTCGCGCGCCACATCACTTCGGATGCGTTCACGCTCAGCCGTCTCGAACTTTCGTGCCAGTTCTTCGATCCGGGCCAGCGGGTCGTCGCCGATCTTTTCCTGCGACTCCCGCCACTTCTTGGCGTCCGCGAAGTTCTCCTTGGCTTGCGCCTCGTTCTTGCGGGCCATTTTCTTCCAGAACTCGACCGTCTCAGTTGGTTTCGGAGCTTGCGTTGGCTCCTCAACCGTGGCGGTTGCGTCCTGGTCGCCTGCCGGTTCCACTGGCTCCGTTACGGCGCTGTGTTCCGACGTTTCTGCTGTCACATCATCAGACATGAGGGTTTGTTTCCTTTGCGGATGGGTTTTCTTTGTGACATGCCCGTTACGGGCCATGTGTGCGTTATCCAGACCGCCGGGGTCAGCGCTGGATGCTTCTGGGGCCTGAGAACTTCTGGTCACGCCATGCGAGGACAGGTCCAACCTCGCCGTGCTCCCGAGTGACGATCAACTTTCGGTAGTCAACGGCGCGTCCGCCGCGATCCGCGATACTCGCGAACGCCTTCACCTGGTCATGCGTCTCGTTGAGAAGCTCCGTGCTGATCGTGTCGAAGTCCATCCCCGGCGGGATCACGTCAATATCGCAATCACAGCCCGGATGAATGGGCATCAACGAGTTTTTGCGGTACCGCATGGTTGATGCGATGACACACAGCGCGCAGTTCTCGCTGCCGGTCAAAACGCGGCGGTAGAACTGGACACCGCTGCGGGCGAACGACGACCTAGCCTGGTGCGTCTTTGCAAGTTGCAGGTCGGTGCCCGCCAGGTTCTCGATACGACGCTGACCGGCCCGGAGTGCCGCTGCGACGCTCTTACCTTCCGACAGTGCCGTACGTGCTGTGATCACAGGTCGCGCATACACCGTCTCCGACGGCACACCGCGAATCGCGGAAACCTCGACGGCCTGCACCGGTGACTGCTGGGTGACTTCTGCGATGTACACCGAAGTCATGGCCGCCATCGACTCTTGGGCCGCTTGGACAACCGGTGCCACCGAAGATGTCAGCTCTCGCAGTCCACTGTCAGACAGCGTTACCGATGTCCACGCTGCGGACACATATTCGAGCAGTCTGCGCCTCAGTTCAGCGGTCGCAGCCGCATACTCAGCGTGATCCATCTTCCTGGGGTCGCTGCACCGAGTTGCCGGCGAACAAAGTTATCCGCTCACGCGCCCTATCCAGATCGTCCTGCTTGATCTGATCGGCGTTGTAGTTCAGGATATTCCGCCGGATAGACGCCCACGACTCGCCTGCCGCCTTAGCCAGAGAGGCGGCAGCATACTTCTCCCCCAGCGTCACACGATCTGGAGATTCGAACGACACATCCACTGTGTCCTCAACGGCCTCGCCCTCAAGCTGCATCGCCTTGACCAAGATGGCCTCCAGTCCGATCTTCGCTATCGAAAGCCGATCCTGACACTTGAACAGGAAGCCCTTCTCAATGTTGTGCGCACCCTCAGCTGACTGGTTCGCGCTGTCCGGCATCAGCATCGGCAACGGAGTCTTGGTCGCCGACGACAGCTGTCGAATATGCTCCTTTATCGCCGACAACATCGGAGTGAAGTCGTTCGGCTGCGATTCCCAGATATCAACCCCCGGGGGCAACTCCCACAACGCTCCCGGCGCGGCCTCAAAGATTGAGGCGTAGTCAATCGCGTTGCCGTTCTCATCGACCTTCGGCAACCCATTATCCGTCGACTTCAACGCCCGCTGACGGAAAGCCTGGATCGCCATCGTGGTCAACAACTGAAGCTCAGCCCGGTTGATCCGGTTGATGATGTCAATGTGAGGCTCCACCTCGCCCATGCCATCAGGGTTCTGGTACACCACCACCGGCGGCGGCGAACCGGTCACTACAGCATCACCAACCGGAACCCACGAGTCTGAGATTCGCGTCACCAGCCTGCGCCGGGACGACGACTGCACAAAGCACGGACGGGCGAACTTTTGCCACCCGTCACCCGACCACACAATCGCAAAATCCGACTCGGCATCGAGGTCCCGCCACCACCGCATAGCGGACCTGATCCGCCACGGCTGCAGCGGGTCAACGCTGACAACCATCGTTTCAGGAGAGTCAGCTGTGATCGTCGCCGTACCGTCATCACGACGCCAGCACGTCAAATACGACTCGCCGAAGTCCAGCCCATACTTGACCCACTGCTTACACACGGAATCCATGCGGTTATCCCGCCAAATGCGCCGTGCACGTAACGCCAAATCACTATCGGCGGAACCACCAACCGTGATGCCATTCGGGATGATCCGGTCAGCAACAGAGTCACGCACCATCAGACCCCAGTTGGTGCGTGCCTCACGCTGAAACGAACGCCACGCCGCAGACGTGTTCCTCGTCAACTCGGGCAGCGGAGCATCCCCATTGGAGTAACGCGCCAACAAACGCACCCGCGACATTCCGTCGTCGATACGCTTCGTCAATACCGGGAGCCATTCCGCTGGCGTTGAAGCAGTCAACAGCTGACCCCCTCTCTGTCTCTATGGCGACTAGTAGATCCGTCTAGGCGCAAACACTTTCGGGCGCGGACGTGCACCATCACGACGCGCATCAACACACGCCTCCCACGACAACATCCCCGCCATCGCAGCATCAAACTTGTCGGCCAAACGGCCATCCTGCTTCTGCATCACCCACAGCGGCTGGCCCGTATCGTCCACCAGCTTCAGCTCACGCCGCCCCGCATGACCCATATGCTCAACAAACTTCGGTCGCCACACATTGGCAGCCAGCGCCGCGTCGCCAGTCGCCAACGCATCGGCATAACCCTGCGTCGCAGCAGCCACACGCCTCAAACTGCCGCCGCCGCCAACAGCCCACTCCACAACCCGATCCGGGAAACGACCCGCCCACGCGGCGATCGTCGAATCCCAGCCCCACGGGTCGCAGTACATGCGCCACACCTCAAACCGCGACATCATGTCCACAACGAGCGCTGTCACCTCATGCTCAGGGACTTCCCACTCTTCGACGTTCTCGGGCCTCTCCCAACAGCCCAACAACATCTGGCGTCCCGTCGCAATCTCAGTGACCACGACAGCCGTCGCATCTCTCCACCGCGACCCGTCAAACCCAGCGGTGACGAACGCTCCATCCGGCACCGTCTCATCGCACTGCACCAGGCGCGTCATATCGAACGCCTGAGAGCCAGACTTACGCCACCGATTCAGATAGACCCGCTCCCAGTAAGCGCGGTCAATACCCGTGCGGTCGTAGTCCTTCGCGATCCGCTCAAACTGCCCCGGCCCCCACTCCCCAATAGGGCCAGTGGCATCCGCGACAGCGGCGACACGCTTCTCCACGGTGGACAGATCATCATGCTCATCACCGGCCCAGCGCCGAAAGAAGAACAGCGACGGGTCCTGCCGCTCACCCCTGGCGATCGACTCCGCCTCGGCAAGCACGTCCTCTTCGATGCTGCCCTGACCAGGCTGCCCAGCAGTCGACGTGTACAACGTCCACGGGTCCTCCATCGGCCGCTTCGGCATGTTCTGCAACATCGTCTCGTGCGCGTCACGATGCCTCGGCATAAACAACCGGTGCGGCTCATCGAAATGCTGAAACGTCGTCCGCGCGCCATCGCGAGACCCCGGAGCATTCGACACAGCAACAGCGAACCCATCCTCGCCACCCGAAGGCGACAACCGGACGATCCGCTCCTTGCTGATATCAAACAGATCAACATCGGGGCCGTTCTCCAAGATGTACTTCAGCACACCGAACGCCAGCTCCGACACCTGCTCCTCGGTGACCGCCATCATCGGAATCACCGGCGACCGCACCGGCCGACCCACAGGATTCCCCGCGGCGTCAAAACCGTCACACCGAACCGGCGCCTCTGGATGCAACTCCACACCGCAAATCCACGCCGCGAACTCGGTCTTGGCTACACCCTTCCTGAGTTCGACACCAGCCCGCTCGAACCGCCGACGGCCAGCCAAACGGTGCCCACGCGGATACAACTCATACAGCCGATACACCAGCGCGCGCTTCTCGTCATCGAGACGTGCAGGCTGACCCGACAGCGACCCCGGGCCGAACACCATCCGATCCTCAATGAAGTCGCACACCTGCGGACCCAGCGTCGGGAACGCCAAATCCACGGCCGGCACCTGAAGTACAGCCATCCAAGCTGCCTCGGTCGAACCGCTACGTCACAAGCTTCAGGCGCGGATCATCACCAGGCTCAGACCGGCTCACGGGCGCGGCCTCCGACTTCCGCCGCTTCGACCCCTTCGCCTTCGAATCCTCCGTCGCCTCAATCTGCCACTCCAACCGGCGGCGAGCCAACGGATTCGTCCCATAATCGGTATCAGCCTTCTCCAGCCGAACCTGAGCCTCCGCCCGCGCCTTCGCGGTATCCGCGGTCCAAAAATCGTTGTACAACATCGCCACACGAAACAGCCCGTTGATATCCGAATCGGTGTACTCCGGGGCCATCGGCGACGCCCAAATGTCATTCCACCAACGCACCGTCAACGGATGCCACACCACACCATCCGGCAACTCAGGAGCGACCACATCATGATCCGCAGACAACGTAGCCCGCGTCGACGACTTATTGCGCCGAGCGCGCACAGAAGGATCTTTAGGTAGGGGTGGCATGACATTCCTCCCATTTCGGGAATCAACAAGGTATCAGCAAAACAGCAGGTCAACCCCATTTCGGGGCAGCCGCGAAACCCCCCGGTTCCGTACAGACCAAAATCTGCA